CCACGATCTTCGGTGTTGAGGACTTCGTGCCCCGTAAGGGCGTGATGACCCGCTACGCCAAGAAGATGGTCCGACCCGATATGTACGGTCTGGTTGTCGTTCGTGGTCTGCTTGGTGAGGATGGCGCTTAAGCCATAGCTTAAAAAGCAAAACCGAAGCCCCGTTCTCTTAGCTGAGGGCGGGGCTTTTTTTATTAAAAATGAGATTATGACCATTGGAAACTACTTACCATTAGTCATAGGAGTTTTTAATGCATGGCGATACCAACATTAAGACCAAGTAGTCAAGTAAGCAAGTCAATTTTAACGTCTACTGGCTCCCACGCAGACGTGGTCGGGAGCCTACCCTTTGGAATATACACGTCCAACGCCTTTGTATCTGGCGCCGTTGATCAGGTGGCATACACCTACAACAAGCTTGGTGGTGAAGTATTAGACATTGAATTAAAGACTTCCCAAGTATACGCTGCCTACGAAGAGGCAGTTTTAGAATATTCCTATATTGTTAACATCCATCAGGCCAAGAACTCCATTGGTAGTTTGCTTGGAGCGCCCACCGGGTCTTTCGATCAGGACGGGCAGTTGGAAGCTGGCCATGCACTTTCTGGCTCAAACTTGGCCCTCAGGTATCCCAAGTTTAAGTTCGGATATGCTCAAAGAGTTTCCGATTCCTCAATCGCCCAAGTTGGCCTAGGCCCAAATGACACGCTATATTCGGCTTCTTTTGATATTTCCAGTGGAAATCAGGATTATGATTTGCAGGCGATTATCTCAGGAAGCTCCAACACAAACGAGGATAACGGAACGGGCAATACAGTTAAATTTGCTGGCTTGGTCGGAGATAAAAAGATTTTAATTAAAAGAGTTTATTACAAAACAGCGCGCGCCATGTGGAGGTTCTTTGGTTATTATGGTGGTATCAACGTTTTAGGGAATCTCACCACTTATGGCCAGTACGCTGATGATTCTACGTTTCAGGTTGTTCCTGTTTGGCAAAATAAACAACAGGCAATGGCGTACGAGGATGCAATTTATACCAGAATCTCTCATTATTCGTACGAGATTTCAAACAACAAGATAAGGCTTTACCCACCTCCACCAGAATCAGACCCTGGGTTCGATACGATGTGGATAGACTTTGTAATTCCACAAGATGCATGGGAATCCGATTCCGGAGTTGATGATGGAACTGAAGGCATCAACAACATGAATACTCTGCCCTTTGAGAATGTTCCGTATAACAACATTAACAGCATTGGCAAGCAGTGGATTCGCAGATTCGCCCTCGCCTTGTCAAAGGAGACCTTGGGACAGATCCGCGGCAAGTTTACGACCATACCCATTCCAGGTGAGTCAGTCACTCTGAATGCTGACGCACTAATAACCCAGGCAAAGGAAGAGCAAACGGCTCTGAGAGATGAGCTGAAGGCAACGTTGGATGAAATGACCTATAAACAACTCGTGGAAGATACTGCGGCAATTTCCGAGAATACGATCATTGTTAACAAAGACATTCCAGTTCTTTCAATATACGCGGGGTAACAGAGTATGGCAAACGAATGGTCACAGCCTGGTAACCCCCCTCCTCCTCTTTTTTTAGGAAAGAAGGAAAGAGACCTAGTAAAGCAAGTTAATGACGAACTTATTGAGAGAGTCATCGGGCAGCCCATACTTTATTTTCCAATTGACTTATCTCGCACAAACTTCCATTCACTGTATGGGGAGGCAATAAGGAAGACCTTTTTGCCCCCTATCCGTGTATACGCCCTCGTTGATTGGGAAGGGCAGACAACTCAAACGGGCCGCTATGGCGTTGACAAGAGATCCTCTTTGACTGTGCATTTCCATAAAAGAAGACTGACTGAGGATCAAGATCTTTTTGTGAGAGAGGGCGATTTTATTCAGTTCGATAAACTTTACTATGAGATTGCTACCCTCAACGAGCCACGACTCTTGTTTGGGCAAGAGAACCACAAGCTTGAAATAAGCGCAAAATGCATAAGAGCCAGAGAGGAGGTGTTCAATGCCAAGTAAGAAGCCCCGGTATTTCTCTACGAGGAACAAGACGCAGAAAGATTATTCTTACACTGATGTGGAAGATACTTCCATTATTAAAGAGGTGATACCATTTCAGGAATCCACCCTAGAAACGATCGATACAGCGATGTTCCGGTGGATAGACGAGGAGATGAATGTTTCCGCAAGAGGCAACACAGGGTTTAAGAAAGTTCCAGTATTATGGGTTTCTGCCGAAAGAGCTTACCAGATTAAGAAAGATAAGGGATTGAGAGACCAGGATGGTACTCTTATTTTCCCCTTGATAACTGTTGAAAGGACGAGTGTTGTAAAGAGTCTTAGTAAGAAAGGGGCAATCTTCAATTCTTTTGCCGTCAACGATGTTCGCGGCGGATCTATAACAATTGCAAGACAAATTAATCAAGATAAGACTTCTAATTTTGCAAACGCTGATGCATACAAGAAGCGGGGCACGCCAGAGAGTCCTGATTCGGGCATCAATCAAAGGAATTTTCCTCGTAAAAATAAGAAAGTTGTTTACGAAACCATTACAATTCCGGTCCCGGTTTATTTGGACATCCAATACGACATCTACGTTAGGACTGAATACCAACAGCAAATGAACGAAATTATAGCCCCATTTCTCGTTAAGACGGGTAGTCTAAGCTACTTCCACATTTACAACGAAGGTCACGGCTTTGAAGCATTCATACAAGAAGACTATGCTCAGGAAAACAACGTTTCTTCGCTGGATGAGGAAGAGAGACAATACCAGACCAAGATAACCATCAAGGTTCTGGGGTATGTTATTGGTGCTGACACCAACCAAGAACAACCAAGGATAGTAAGGCGCCAAAACGCTGTTGAAGTCAAGATCCCTCGCGAGAGGGTAATCGTTGGTGACATCCCCGATCATATTGATAAGAGGGGGTTTTATCGGGATTAATTTTTCTTCTTTTCACAGTAACCCGCACTATTTATAGAAGAAATAAATACACTTATGTAAGGAGAATTTATTAGCATGGCAAGAAAGTTTAAGTTTATATCCCCTGGAATTTTTCTCCGTGAAGTAGACGAATCCGTTCTGCCCGACGAGCCCGGCGCCGTTGGCCCTGTAATCATCGGAAGGACGCGAAAGGGACCCTCTTTCATACCTACAAAGGTTAGGTCTTATTCGGAGTTTGTTGAGGTCTTTGGTACGCCCGTCGCTGGTATTGAGACCAACGGCGACGTTTGGCGTTCGGCCGAAGCCGGCACGGCTCCGACTTATGCTTCTTTTGCCGCACAAGCGTGGCTAACGAACAACTCTCCTTGCACTGTTATTCGCCTTGCGGGCGCACAAAATCCTAGCGCCACGGACGCCGGCAAAGCTGGCTGGAAGACAGCCGGCTCCGCCTCGACCACTCTTGCAGATAACGGCGGCGCCTACGGTCTGTTCATTTGGAATTCTGGTAGTGCAAATGCTAACGATACGGTTAGTACAGGCACTCTCGCTGCTGTGTGGTACTTGGAGTCGGGCGCGATAACGCTAAGTGGTACCACATCGACCATCAGCGCCTCGGCCGCCGGCGTCGCGACGTCTTCTGCCGGCGACTTAATTGTTTCAACTGGCAATCAGACAACTGGCGGCCAATGGAAGGTGGATATTCGTAACGCCGCTGGCACTGTAACAGAAACCAAATCTTTTGGATTTAATAAGCAGAACGGCTCATTCATCCGTTCCGTCTTTAATACAAACCCGGTCACGACAAACACCACTTTGACAACGACAACAAAGTCCTACTGGCTTGGCGAGACTTTCGAGTCCAACATTCTTCGGTCTACCACCCTGTCACAGTCAAATGGCACCTTGATTGGTGCTGTGCTGGCCCTCAAGGACGGTACGGGCGATGGGTCGGTTTTCCAGAATGAGGTTACTCAAGCAGAGAGTGGCTGGGTTATTTCACAGGATACCAGTGATGATACAGCCGCCTACGAGCCCGGCAACATGCAAAAGCTCTTCAAGATTAAGAGCCGCCCTTCCGGAGGCGAGTGGGATCAGGCAAGTATTAAGATTTCTATTAAGAACATCAAGTACAACCTCGATACTGAGCTAGAGCCGTACGGCTCGTTCACCGTGGAAGTCCGCCGCGTATCCGACAACGACCAAGAGGTGGAGGTGCTGGAATCCTTTGGCAACCTAGACCTAAATCCAAACTCTCTCAACTACGTTGGTAGAATGATTGGAGACAAGGACATTGTTTGGGATTACGATAAGAGAAGGTTCACAGAGGTTGGCAATTATCCGAACCGCTCTCGTTACATTACAGTAGAGATGCACCCGGATGTTGATGACGGAGACGCTGACCCAATGCTGCTTCCTTTCGGGTTCTTCGGTCCACCGAGGTTTAAGAGCGCAACATTGACTGCGAATTCGAACGCCGCCGGCGACGACCCCGCCGGTCTTACGTTTATCACGGCCGGCAGTGCGAGCATTCCGCTTGCTCCGGCCAACATCGGTGCGCCAGGGGCGTTCCTATCGCAGACGGGAAGCCTCTCGCAGCTTAAGCTGCCTACCGTGTTCCCAAGCTTGGTCGACTGGGTGAGGGTTAGCGCATCTGCCGGATTTGGCACCAATGCAGCCGGCGAAACCCTGGCCAGCCCCAACGACATTAGGAACTCCTATTTTGGACTTCAGACGAATGGTGGCACCGACGCTGAGCCCGGCGCAACCCTTGGGTATGATAATGGTTATGTTGACTTGGTTCGCCAAAAGCCGACCGGCATTGATTCGTTCACTGCTGGAGGCAACACTGAGGCTTCGTTCGTCTTCAGCTTGGACAATGTCCGCGCACAGCTATCCCCCGCTTGGGATGGTACATACGACAAGTTGACCGACGCCGTTTGGATTGACGGCTCCAGAGCCGCCGGAACTTCCATGTCGGCTGTGTCGGCTAGCGCTGATAACTGGAAGACTGTTTTGGACATGGGCATCAACAAGTTTACAATGCCCCTGTTCGGAGGCACTGACGGTGTGGATGTTGCCGAGATGGACCCCTTCAACAATGCTTCGATCGGCGCTTCGGAGACAGTTTCTTACGAGTATAACTCGATCCGACGGGCCATCGACAGCGTCGCAGATCCCGAGAGCTTGGAGATGAATCTCCTGACAGCCCCCGGCGTCGACACAAACAGCCTTACGAAGCACATGATTGATGTCTGCGAAGGCCGCGGCGACGCCTTGGCCGTCATTGACTTGGTCGGTGGGTACACACCCCGTGCAGAGTCTAAGGATTCTCGCTCCGACCGAATCGGTAATGTGAGAACAGTTATTGACGAGATGAGGAGCCGCAAGCTCAACTCAAGTTATGGTTGCGCTTACTACCCCTGGGTACAGATCCTCGACAGCAACTCTGAGGCTGTCTTATGGATTCCGCCTTCGATTGCGGCACTTGGCACATTTGCTAGCTCTGAGACAGAGTCGGCTCTGTGGTTCGCTCCCGCCGGCTTTAACAGAGGTGGCCTAACGCAGGGCTCTTCTGGTCTGACGGTTATCAACACTGATGGCCACCTCACCGCAAGAGACCGCGATAACCTCTACGAGGTTAATGTTAACCCGATTGCGAAGTTCCCCGCTGAGGGCATCGTGATCTTCGGACAGAAGACTCTACAAATCAAGGCTTCTGCTCTAGATAGAATTAACGTCAGAAGGTTGCTTATTTTCCTCAAGAGAGAGATCAGCAAGATCGCTTCTGGCATCTTGTTCGAGCAGAATGTTAGCGCGACTTGGACTAAGTTCTCCGACAGTGCTAACCAGCTTCTTGAGGGTGTTAAGATTGGCGGCGGTTTGACTGACTACAAGGTGGTTTTGGACGAAACCACGACCACACCAGATTTGGTTGATAGAAACACTCTGTACGCCAAGGTTTTCTTGAAGCCTGCCCGTGCTATTGAATTCATCGCTCTCGACTTCATTATAACGAGAAGTGGGGCTTCTTTTGATGATTAAAATAGAAAAAGGAATGCTAAGACTAGTTAATAAGAATCGACAAGAGGAGAGATTATAAATGGCAACAGGTAACATTTGGGCCCAACCTAACGTAGATCCAAAGAGGTCGTTTAGGTGGCTATTGACGGTCGGAACCACCGGGATGCCTTCATGGGTTGTGACAAAGGTGTCTCAACCGAGCTTTGAGGTTTCCGAGCATGAGCACCAGTTCATTAATCACAAGTTCTATTACCCAGGCCGAGTTACTTGGTCGGATGTGAGCTTCACTCTTGTCGATCCCGTGTCGCCTGACGCTGCGTTAGAATTCCAGCAGCTCTTGTCAAAATCCGGATATGCTTTCCCGAACGATGGTGTTCTCGACCGGAACACTGACACTCCTTCGAAAGCCCGCGCAAGGAATGCCTTAGGGGTCATAACTTTGGAATTGTATGGAGAGTCCGATGCCTCGTCCGACGACATCAACCACGCCGCGGCCGGTACCAAGTTGGGATCTTGGAAGTTAAGCAATGGCTGGGTGAAGTCTGTGACTCACAGTGAGCTAAGCTATGAGTCTGAGGAGTTCGTCAATGCCGAGGTGACTGTCAGGTATGACTGGGCCCAGTACACACAGGTGGACGGCGGCCGCGCGGCAGCCCTCCGCGGCCGCGTAGTTAAGAGCGGGGCAAAAAAGCCGTAACTAAGGCCGACGCCTAACAAAGTACTTAACATACTTTACTCCTTTTATTATAATTATTAATAACACCCGAGGTTAATAATGAGTCCACGCAATAATGAAGCCCGCGTCTCTTCTGGAGATGCTGAGCCGGCTTCCACACCTGTGCCGCAAGCTCCGGCAACAGACCCTCTTTCGTTCGTAACACCAACAGAGTTTGTTGATCTTCCTTCGAAAGGGGAGTTTTACCCACAAGGTCACCCATTGCACATGCAAGACACGGTTGAGATTCGCTTTATGACGGCGAAGGATGAAGACATTCTGACTTCTCGAACATTGCTGAAGAAAGGCTTGGCAATCGAAAGGTTACTGCAAAACATCATCGTTAACAAGACGATCAAGCCGGCCGACTTGCTTATTGGGGATAGAAACGCAATCTTGGTCGCAGCCAGAGCTACTGGTTATGGCTCAGAGTATACAACCAACATAAACTGCCCATCTTGTGGACAGTTTGTTGAGTACACTTTCGATCTAGACCAGGCCGAGGTTAACCATCCTGCCGACCAGGAATCTAGCGACATCACTAGAACAGGTGATGGCACGTTTGTTATTCGCATTCCTAAGATGGGCCTGGATGTTGAGGCGAGACTCTTAACAGGGCGCGACGAGATGAACATGTCTAAGCTAGCTTCTTCCAAGAAGAAGAATAAGCTAGAAGACTCGCTGCTTACCGACCAGTTTAGACAATTCATTGTTTCAGTGAATGGGGAAACTGGCAGGGACATTATTAACTCTTTCATTGAGAACATGCCCGCTTATGATTCCCGCTTTCTGCGGCACCACTACCAGGCAGTTGTCCCAAACGTCGATTTGACACAAAACTTTGAATGCTCCAATTGTGAACTGGAACAAAAAATGGAGGTTCCGTTCACAGCGGACTTCTTTTGGGTTAAGTGACGATTATATCAGGGGTGTTTACGAAGAGTTCTTTCTTCTAAAGTATCACGGTAATTGGGATTTCACTGAAGCATACAACCTCCCTGTTGTTATTCGTAGGTGGTTTCTGGAAAGGTTGCGACAACAAATCCAGGACGAAAACGAACAAGAAAAGGAAGCAATCAAGAAAGCGAGCGGCCGCAGATAATTCTGCCTCTTGCGCATGCGCTTCTTCTACATTTATTTTTATAAATACTAATTATTTCGAAGCTTTGTATATAAGGTGTTTTGGAGACCTGTACTTATGGACGATACTAACAAGGATTTGGCACCAATCGAAATTGACCTAAGTGTCGCCAAGAAAGGCGAGATTAATGAAGATTACCTGGGTCAGTTCGGAGCAGCAGTCGGTATGTTGCTTAAGGCGATAACTCAAGGGTATGAGGTTCCAGTTAGTGTTCGCGGTAGAGATACCGATGTCAGAAAGTTTGTCAGAGCACTCAGTGGAGAAAAGAAATACATGTCCGACTTTAACCGGCATGGCCTCAATCACGAATCAACTTATGCTAGCAAGTACAAGTTAGATAGGGCCGTGAGAGATTTTGAAAGATCCACAGGCTTGAAGTGGCCCTTTAAATAGGAAACTAGCTTATGGCTGATGGCGATAACAACAATAACGATCCCGGCACGCTCGACCCAGAGTCCGCCGCAGCCCTCAAAGACATCCTCGAATTAGCGAAAAAGACAACAGAAGAGAGAGCAAAAGAGCTAAAGATAAAAATCGAAGGCTTGAAGGTCGAGAAGGAAGCGGCGGAGGGTGCTAACGAGAAGTTAAGAGCGTCTTTTTTATCTAATGAACAGAGGCGACTAGAGGTCGAACTCGGGGAAAAGCTCCTCGACATTGAAAGAAAGAAAGTCCAAACTCAAGCTGAAGGCGATAAGCTGGGGATCAAGGAACTAGTCAAGCTTGAGAAAGGTCTAAAACTACAAAAAGAAGCTGTCCGTGCAGTCGAGGCTGCAGGCGCCCAGACTAGAAACATGGTCAAAGCCTTAACTGGCGTCGGTGACCAGTGGAAGGAGACGCTCGTCGGTGGCTTTACCGTGGCTGGAATAAGTGCTGACGGCGCCACAGACAGAATGAGGCAATTCACGGGTGCGTTATCGGACGCAACCAACTCCATGAACATCTTTGGCTCAATGCTCCAGAAGGTTGGGCAGTCCATGGTCCTACTAGCCCGCGAGCAGGATGAGGCAATTGCATCATTCAACAAAGCAACTTCGACAATGGGCGAATACAGTGAACAGTTGGTTGGCATTGAAAGAGATCACATTGGGCTTGGTATCAGCACACAAGAGGCCGGCGCAGCATTCGGAGCACTCCTCACAAACGTGACAACGTTTCGAGACGCTGCTCCTAGCTTGCAGACGAGATTGGCCAACACTGCTGCTCGAATGCAAGAGCTGGGTGTTTCGGTTCAATTGACTGCGCAGACCATGGAAAATGCCATGCTGGTCTTGGGGATGACCGAAGAGCAGTCAATGGGATTGACGAGTTCCCTTGCTGATATGGCCATCCAAATGAGCTTACCAATTGAGCAGGTCACGGAAAATTTCAACGCCGCAATGCCAGTCTTGGCCAAGTTTGGGAAAGATGCTCCTGACATCTTTAAGAAAGTTCAAGTCGCTTCCCGCTCCTTAGGTGTCGAGGTTGGACAATTGCTTCAAACAATGGGGCAGTTTGATACATTTGAAGGCGCCGCGCAAGCTGCCGGCAAACTCAACACAATACTTGGCGGTGATTTACTCAACAGTACAGAGTTGCTGATGGCTGATGAGGCAGAGCGCCTCCGGATGGTGCGTGAGGCAATTGCTCTCTCTGGACGCCAGTTTGATGTAATGAACCGTTTCGAAAAGCTAGCAGTCGCTAACGCTCTTGGGGTCAGCGACATAGCGACTGCAACAAAGATGCTTACCGGGGACATGGATAGGTTTGGAGGCGCCCTTGGTGCTTCTGGCTTGACCAAGGAAGAGACTGAGGAAAGAATCAGAGCAACGCAGACTATTGTTGAAAAGTTGTCTCACACCTTTAGAATGTTCACTACATCGATGAGGGTGCCACTGGAGATGTTTCATTCTTTTATTAATTTTATCTTCAGGGCGAACGAGGCGATGTTTGGTCTTCTAGTTCCAGCGATCCTGGCCGTCTCCGGCGCGTTCGCTGTTAAAAAGGTCAAGGCCCTCAAGGCCGTCGCCCTCTCCGCACTGGAGATGACTCGCAACATCGCCACGGCCACAACTTCTATGGCCGCCATGAATACTCAGGCGAACATCACTGCAGGTAGCCTAGGAAGGCTCACTGCGGCACAGACCGTGGCCTCGCGAGCAGGCGGAGGCCGTGCAGGTGCCGAGGCCGCTTGGACAGCGCTGACTGCCGCCCCCTCGCCCCGGCCCACCGCCCCAGTGTCGCCCCTCGCACCTGCTGCGCCCGCAACCATTGGAAGAAGCACAGCCGCCCTCGCCAAGTTTGCCAAGGTCCTCACCCCGGTAGTGATCGCCACCGCCGGCCTAGGCGCCGGCGTGGCCATCGTGAACCAGATAGGGGAATCTTTTGACAGCGCTACGGCTCAGGCGCTCGGCCTCTTCGCGGGCCTTACTGCAATCGGCGGCATTATAGCAAAGGTTGCAGCGCTCGCCAAAACCATGGGTATCGTGGCCGCTCTTGCCGCTCTTGGTCCTGTCGGTTGGGCCATCGGCGGCCTGGGATTGGGCCTCGCCGGAGCCGGAGCCTACAGTGTATTCAATTCAGGCCCTGATGATGATTTGCTTGGTGGGCCCACTGCAGTCGTGTCCCCCAGGCGCGCCAGCCCCGGGCCGAGCCCCTTCGACACGGACCGTCCCACCAGTTCTGGCAAAATCGAAAGAGTTCCAAGGGCCGCCTCAGCCGCCGCCATCGGCGGATCCGCAACCGGCCGCGCCCTCGCCGCTCAGGATAGGGATTTGCACGTGACCCTCAAGGTTGATGAAAGGCAGTTCGCGAAGACCACAATTGCCGCCATCGACCGTCAGAAAAACGTTAGATCAGATTTCGTAGCAAGCTGAAGGAGATAAGTAATGGCAGATGTTACAACAGGATACGCTGACAAAAACAATCTGTGGATTTACATTCAGCACGTTCCATCTGGCAAGTCTGTGCGTTTTAAGGGGATGTTGAATTCCTTTTCTGACAATTTTGAATCCAATTGGAGCAGCGAGGAGGTTTATGGTAGGATGGATCCCATTGAGACTTTTCAAGGCACCAAGAGAATCATAGAGATGGAATGGGACGTTGTTTCATTTTCCTTGGAGGATGCCAAAGAGAATCTCGCCAGGGCAGGCAGGTTGGCTAATTTTCTTTACCCCGTTTATGGAGACTACGGTAACGCTAACTCTATTACAAGCGCTCCGATTCTTCGAATGAGGTTTTCTAATCTGGTTTCACAACCCACCGCCCACGGCGCGGAGGCCTCGAAAGGTGCCGCAGAAGGACTTGTTGGTCGCTTGGCGGGTTACAGATACACGCCCGATCTTGACTCTGGCGTGCACCTTCAAGACGGCAAGATGTATCCGCAGACAATCTCCATTCAGGCCACTTTTCATGTTTTCCACACTCATGATCTTGGGTGGAGATCTGCACCCGATGGCGAGGCCGAATTGCGAGCAGAGGGCTTCCCACATGGCGCTGATCTTAACATAGGGGAGCCCGACCCTACCAATGTTAGCAACAACATAAAGGTCAGCGAGGCGCTCACGACCGCCGTGACGGGAGGTAGTTAACGGAGATGCCAATAACGAGATACGATAATAGAAAGATAGCCAGAAACGATAATGAACTTTATGAAGATTTCTTTATAAAAAGGAACATCAATTTCATAAAACAATACAGGACTGGTACATTAAAACACCCGACCACAGAACAAATAATGACCTTGGAAATGATCGGCCATGTTTGGAAGACGGGAGATAGGTTTTACAAGTTAGCTCAGCAGCACTATGGTGATCCAAGGCTTTGGTGGGTTATTGCTTGGTTCAATCAGACGCCCACAGAACATCACTTAAAGTTAGGCGATGGTTTACAGATCCCATTACCTCTCGAAAGAGTGCTTGGGATGCTGGGAGTATGAGGTAATACCAATGGTGATGCCTTTTACTCCCAGTCACGAACAACTCGAAGCCGCCAAGCGCCACGAAGCTGACATCGCAGCTAAGCGCTCCCTCTCCCGTCGCACCGCCGTTCAAAACTTTCTCCTCCAAAACTTGGAGTTTTTTGCGAATGAGAATAGTGGCATTGATTATGAAAGTATCAAGAGAGTCAAAACCAATGAACCGGCAGTTTTATTAAACAAACTGTTGAGGCGCTCCACAAGGGATGAGATTGACCAATTTTTACAAATTAAACCGTACCAAATTGCCGCCCTTGTTCCAACCATTAGATTATTTTTGGTTTATTCTGGGAGTGACAAATCAAAAAAAGACAAAGTAGTTGAGCTGAAGTTTGAAGATAAGACCAATTCTGATATCGGATCTATCTCTGAAAGTCGCTTGGGCCGCGGCGATGGCGTTGGAATAAGAAGTTTTTCTGTGGAGACCCAGGGGACAAACCCGGCTGAGGGAGCCCTGGTTAAGTGTGACTTGGAGATCTTCTTTCAAAATATAGAAATGCTGGCCTCCCAGTCAATACAAGAGGACCCCTCACACCATGACTACATAGAGTTGATTTTAAGAAGAACGAAGAACCCGGCTAAAACACACGATAGTAGAGGAGATGAAATTCCCTACTCTAGAATAACAAATCGTTTTGGTTTCAGGTTGATGGCACAAGTCGGCTGGGCAGTTCCAGAGGGGAAGCTTGTTGATAAAAAGTTGAAAGATGTTTTAAGGGAAAGTCAAGAATTTATTTATCTACATCTCCTTGATCATCGTATTGATTTTAATCAAGATGGTACTGGTGTGCTTTTGTGTAATTACCAGGGCGCCCTTGAAAGAGCGTTTTCTGACACCCGGGCGTATGACCTTTTAAAAGTAACGGAGGAAAACAAATTTCAAGAGCGCATCAATAGTCTGGAGGAGGCAGTTGAGGCAAGATCAGAAGAAGGCGAAAGTCTCGATGAAGACGATAAAGAGGCCAAGGAGAAGGTCCAAAAATCAATAACAGAACTTAAAGAAAGGGTTGAAAAATTAAAAAAGCCACTGAGAGCCCAAAAGTATGCCCAGATAATAAACAGACTTTATCTTCCCCGCTCCGGCGAAAGCAGAATTCGTATAATTGACTTAACGCCTGACCAAGTTGAGAAATTTGCAAGAGGAGAGGAGTTTAGTATCTCCACTACAGTGCCTACTTCAGACACCCCCACGACGCGCGCAGCAAGCGCCGCCACTGCTAGTGGGCTTGCAAGTTCGTTTGGCGCCACTGCTAGGAGGATGAATCTGGCAGACCCGAAGCCCTTGGCTAAAGGCAACACAAGAATGACCTATGTTTATTTTGGAGATCTTGTGCAGGTTGCAAAAGAAATTATAGAGTCTAACTTTGAAGAGACCGGCCAAGCCCAGAGGGAGGGGCTTGATGATTTTGAGGTCATTCTCGGGCCCCTCACATACAAGAAGAAGGTTGGTGATAAGTATGAATCGGGGATTATTAATCTGGCGGACGTTCCGATATCTTTGAAGTCTTTTGAGGTTTGGTTTGAGAGGAATATTAGAAAAAGGAATCTGGATTCATATTCTTTCATGAGCTTTCTGAATTCCACAACGTCCGAGCTAGTCCTCGCTGCGCTTGGGGAGTTCATGGGTGTTGATAAAAAACTAAAATTCAGAAATCGGGTAGGAATTCAAACTTTCTTGGCTAGTCCGCTCTCCTCGACGACTAAGACGATTGATCTAGATTCTGGCGACAGGTTGAAGTTAGTTAGGTCTCTCGACGGAAAGAAAGAAATAACGGGGTTGAAACCATACGTTGTGGTCTTTGCCTCGGTTGAGATACCCGTCTCCCGAGACCCAACCCTCGTTGGGAAAGACATGGAAGATGGTATTTACCATTTTCATTTGGGGTCGGACCGCGGTATTTTAAAGTCAATCAATTTTTCTAAAACAGACATTCCTCACCTGCGGGCAGCCAGGATGACTTCGCAAGATGCAGAAGAAGGTCAGTTAAGGGACAAATACGACGCCACTATCAATTTGATTGGCTCTTCTTTCTTGTTTCGCCCCGGCCAAAAACTTTACCTTAACCCAACTTTGATTGGGTTTGGGAGTCTTAGGAGTCGTACGTCCACGGCCAGACTGCTTGGCCTGGGAGGTTATTACGATATAATAACAGTCACCTCAGAATTTGGTGTAGATAGGGGATACACAACCACTTTGAAGTGTGCTTGGCAGACCTTCGGCAAGACCGAGGACGCGTCGGAGGAGGCCTCCCCGACTGTTGTGGGCTTCCGCGAGGCCAGGGCGGCCGGCGGAGGGATGATGACAGTACCACTTGAAGTCGGGCATATGCCATTGGAGAGTTCTATCGATCCCGATGAGGACTTGATGTCCACGGATTATAGGATCGCCAGGCCGTTCAGAGACCGCATGGCAGATGTTGTCGAAGATGAAGGTGAATAATTATGGCAGAAATTTTGACAACCGCCACAAACGACCTTGGAACTGAAGAAACATTCATTCTTCGTAAGTTGTACAAGGATAAGGCATTTCCAACCACCGGCCCAAGGAGTTTGGATCTGTGGTATGACAAGCCCCTGTACGGCAAGATAGACAGGGTGGAGAATGCTGCAACACCAAAACCGTCAGTGATGACACAATTGCCATCGTTGAACGGCACCTACTTTGCTGTGAATTTTGTAACTGATGCTTTTGTCGCTATGAGTGATGCACTACGCAGAGGTGTCGCCTATGGCAATGTTGATACTCGTGGTTCTGTCTATGCACCCATGCAAATAACAAGAGCCGCAGAGAGTGCGACGAATACTTATTATCAATATTTGGAAATCCTTGATAAGACTTTTGTTGAAACCTACATCTTGGCAAAGAATAGGGCGGATGAGATAATGAACTTCGATTTGTATATGAAGAATTACCTGAGGTACTTGTATGAGAGAGTTCCTTTTGTGCCAATAAACAAGAGTTCTTTCGTGCTATCCAAGTATGCCATTCCGAACATCGGAGGTCTGATGATAGAGGTGGATATCGAAAGCCATGCTGACGACAAGACCAAAAAGCGCTCTTGGATAGATGATCCGAACTTCGAATTGATTCGCAAAACTGCGCAAGAGTATGGTTTTATGATAGACAAGAATGCGCCATGGCGCTTCGTCGCGGACTTATCCAGCCCCTTTATGCAAAAGTATGCAACTAGCTACGGAGTTCATTTTAAGCCCGGGTCTGCTTCGAATATATTTGACACACACTACGATCTTGTGTATAATAGTGACATAAATTTGTTGAAAAAGTTCTTCAAAGTTTCTTACGAGGCCTTTTATGACAGGTATCCGAGGTATACTAGGAAGACTACACAGTTTTGTAAAAATAGTCCAACAATCGATACACAATTATTACCGAGAGAAATGTTGGACGCACAACACTACAACAACAAGTATACTGATTCTTATTGGGTCCAAACTTATTTCAACCTAAGGCTCAGGGAGGTAGGAATTCCCTTGACAGAGCCTAGAAGAAAGGTTATGATTAGACAGATGCTCAAGCTACTTCCGACATTGGGGCAACGAGAAGTCGTCAAGAGGATAAACAAGAAGGTCATAGATCTAACCCCTAACCGATGGTGGTCCTGGGAACCGAATCTAACGGAAGAGCCCTGAGTATAAGAACGTATTAATGATTTTTCAATCCTTAGACGATAAAGGTGCCTGTGTGGGTGTGTATGTCGATGGCAAGTTGCACTTTGATAGCTTGCCCGAGGACCTTACACGCACTTGGGACTACGCGTCCTTCCTGAGAGATTGCGAAATTGAGTATGCTAGGCTGTATTGTAACGGCCAGACGCTTGATCAGGCGTGCCCAGAACATCTGCTGGACGGTTGGCATGAGAAAAGTGCCAAGTTAAAGGCTTTCCTGGTCTCCTTCAGGGAATCGAAGGTCTCTTTGAGCGACAATTGCTTCTTCGACCTTGTTCCACAGCGATTTTTGTTGGATTTTTGCGAAATCAAGAACGAAATAACGAAATATGTGCTGAAAACTTACGAAAAGCCCAAAAATTACGACTTTTTGAGGGATGTGAGCGCTATTTTGGCCCAAATCCGTCAAAATGAGCTTGATATTGATGAAGATGCCCTAAAAGATCGCCTATATGAGTTTAAAGTGCGTCAATTCGTCAATAAATTGACACGGACAAACAATTATATTGATTTTAACCTCTTCGGGACCAAAACAGGCCGACTTTCAACCAAGAAGAACAGTTTTCCCATCATGACGATGGATAAGACGTATAGAAAGATCCTGAAACCGAAGAATGATTGCTTTGTTGAGCTAGATTTCAATGCGGCAGAGTTGCGCACCCTCTTGGCCCTCTCGGGAATAGAACAGCCGCAAGAAGACTTACACGATTGGAACATCCAAAACGTTTTCCGAGGCATGGGGACCCGAGAGGAGGCGAAGAAGAGAGTCTTTGCGTGGTTGTACAATCCAGCAGCAAAAGATTGCCTATTGGATCGCACTTATGACCGTGAGTCGGTGGTGGAGAAGTATTTCACTGGCGATGAAGTGACAACCTTCTTTGGTAGGACGATTCCGTGCGACAAACACCACGCGTTGAATTATATTATTCAGAGCACAACAAGTGATTTATTGCTTAAACAAATGGTAAAAGTTGATAAAATACTAAAAGAAGTGCAAACATTTATTTCCTTTCCAATGCACGACAGTTTGGTTTTGGACATGTCGCTGGATGATCGCGGTTTGTTACACGAACTGGTATCGGTGTTCGCGTCGACCGAACTTGGCGAGTACAGAACAAATGTTAGCATTGGAAAGAACTTCGGAGAAATGAAAAGATATGAAGTATAACAAGCTCGTCAGAGACAAGATTCCAACAATTATTCGTAAATCGGGAAAGAAGTTCTCGATGCATGTTGCAACGGAACAAGAGTACGAAGAGGCTCTCTGGAGCAAGTTGGACGAGGAAATCGCCGAGTTCAAGAAAGATGTTTGCGAGGAAGAGGCGGCCGATGTTTTGGAGGTTGTGGATGCAATCGTTCAATTCTACGGTTACAGCTTGTATGATGTGGAGACCGCCAAGCAGATTAAGGCCGATAGCCGCGGCAGGTTTGAGGACCGCATTATTCTAGAAGAAGTGTTTGATAAATGAACGTAGTAGGTCTAGGTGGGGCAGGTTGTAGCTTGGCGTCTCGCTTCGGGGAGCACGAAGAATATAAGGTTTACAAAATCGATAGTAGTAACTATGAGGGTCAACTCAACTATTATCAACTTAAGGCAAGAGAGACCTTTAGGGAATACGAAGAAAACTCTCAGGATTTAACAGAGTATTTCAAGAACGTCAAAGATGAGGTGATGTTTGCTACTGCCGGCTCGGGCGATACGCCCGGGGCTTCTTTGTGGATCCTTGAGCACCTCAAGAGACGTCCGGTTAACGTTTTATACGTACGTCCCGATTTGGAATTGTTAGCACAGGCCGCCCGGGCCCAGGAGCGCGCCCTCCGCGGCGTGCTGCAAGAGTATGGTAGATCGGGCGTGTTTAAAAAGGTCTATTTAGTGGATAATACAGTTATTGAAAACTTTTTGGATGACATTTCTATTGCCAAATACTATGATTCACTAAACGACATTATTGTCTCTACCATGCACATGATTAACGTTTTTGACAATTCATCGCCAATAATTAGCACCACGCAAAAGCCGCTTGATGTCAACAGAATCGCGACTATCGGGGCGCTGAACTTCGAAACAGGCGAAGAAAACCTGTTTTACCCCCTTGACTTGGTGCGAGAAAAGACTTATTATTATGCTATCAACCGAAGCAAACTTGAAACGGACGGATCTCTCATTAAGAAGATAAAGAATCAGGTGAAATCAAAAATCACCGAACACACACGCGTCTCATACGCAGTCTATCCCTCAGACTACGAAGACGACTATGTCTTTTGCAAGGCATACACATCCAAAGTACAACTAGAAAATAATGAAAATAATCCTTGACAGTGGGGATTTTGTTTGATACACTGTATTCAGATGGTTGGGATATTGACCAACCATACTATAGCTAAGCGCACAAAGGAGGCAAAACATGGCTATTGATATGAGCAAGATGGCAGCTAAGAAGGCTGCAATTGAAAACCGCGGCAACGGAAAGGGCAACTTCTGGCGCCCGGACGATGGTGAAACCACCATTCGTATTCTACCCACCGCAGATGGTGACCCCTTTAAGGAGTTCTTTTTCCACTACAACGTTGGTAAGAACCCCGGGTTCCTTTCTCCGAAGAAGAACTTCGGCGAGGATGATCCGTTGGATTCGTTCGTTCGCCAACTCTTCAACGAGGGTGACGAGGAGTCCATCAAGATGGCCAAGAACCTCATGGCGCGCCAGCGCTTCTTCTCTCCCGTCATCGTTCGCGGAGAGGAGGACAAGGGTGTCCAGATCTGGGGCTACGGCAAGATGGTTTATCAGAACCTCTTGAACCTCGTCCTGAATCCGGATTACGGTGACATCACTGACCCTGAGAGTGGCACCGATTTGGTGATCCACTACGGTAAGCCTGCCGGCGCTCAGTTCCCGCAGACCAAGATCACCCCCCGTCGCAAGTCTTCTGCGCTTACAGAGGGCGATGGCCAGACCACCGAGTGGTTGGAATCCATCCCGGTGTTTGACGATCTCTTCGAGCGTAAGACGCCCGCTGAGGTGGGCCAAATGCTGGACGAGTTCCTCTCTACGGACGCGTCCGCTGAGGCTGCTTCGACCGAGACTACACAGTACAGCACCGGCCCGCAGGCCTCTGGTGGTGCTACTTCGGTAGACGATGCCTTCAACGAGTTGTTGGGGCAGTAATCGGTAATCCCCGCAGGGAGGCATGGGGTTATAGATGTCTCAACCTTTAAACTTTCAAAACAAGGAGATAAAGTGAGTTTACAAAGCAAGCTACGAGAGGCTAATTTGCCTGACGACAAGACACTTACACTAACTTATTCTGTTGGTGGGGATGTTATCCACGCCCGGGATGGGTATGTCGATGACGTTTTGGCTAATACTGATTTCGCTGATACTGTGGCTGGTGTAATTACCACACCCGGTTTCAGGAACGAGGCCCTGGAAGACCTGCGTGATCGTGGGGAACTGGATGGCTATGATCGTGACGGCTGGTTTGATGGGTACGTCGCAGAGGTTATTAGTGATAACATCTACGAGTTTGATTTCATTGACCGGACCGTGGAACAGTACGACTACAAGCGAGGGTTCTTGACTTTGGAGGCGAATATTCGTGCCACTGTCGCGGACATTATGGAGGCTCCCGATAACCTCTTTACCGGGTGGTCAACGAACGTAAAGACTAACGTTGGAACTTTGAGGATTGACGGATGACAAAAGCAGGGAAGGTCAGCATCGCAGAAATGCGAAAGTTGCTTAACAAGAAGGCAGGCGGCAGTGTCGCCTATAACCTAAACGAAGACAACCCAACAGATGTGAAGGAGTGGATCCCCACTGGTTCGCGTTGGCTTGATTCGATTATTTGCCGAGGTAAGTCTGCTGGCATTCCCATGGGGAAGATCGCAGAGATCGCCGGCTTGGAATCAACGGGTAAGTCCTACATGGCATCGCAGATCGCAGCCAACGCTCAAAAGATGGGCATTGATGTGGTCTATTTTGATTCTGAGTCGGCCCTAGACTCTTCTTTCCTGGAGAAGGCAGGCTGTGACGTTGATAGCGTCCTTTACGTTCAAGCCACGAGCGTAGAGTCCGTACTGGAATACGTTGAGGAACTCCTTGGGACTGGTAATCAGTTCCTCTTTATTTGGGACAGCCTCGCCTTTACTCCGAGCAAATCCGATATTGAGGGCGACTTTAACCCTCTTTCCAGTATGGCCGTGAAGCCGAGGATCTTATCCAAGGGTCTCTCCAAGTTGGTGCAACCAATCGCCAATAGTTCTTCAACGCTCTTGATTCTAAATCAGTTGAAGACAAACATTACCTCCAACATTGCGGAGGCGATGACCACGCCTTATTTCACCCCCGGCGGCAAGGCTCTTAACTACTCGTATTCATTACGTATTTGGCTCACAGGACGAAAGGCAAAGGCCAGTTTCATTACTGATGAGAATGGGTTCCGTGTCGGTTCGGAGGTTAAAGCCAAGATTGAGAAGTCTCGTTTCGGGACGCAGGGTCGAGTCTGTACCTTCAAGATTGTCTGGGGAGGCGAGGAAGTAGCAATCCGCGACGAGGAGTCGTGGTTTGAAGCAATCAAATCCTCCGAGCAATTGACAAACGCTGGTGCCTGGTTTAGCCTTCACTATGAGGATGGGAGTGTTGATAAGTTTCAGAAGGCCGGTTGGCTTGAGAAGCTTCAAGATGATAAGTTCCGCAAGCGTGTGCTCCAATTGATGGATGAGGAAGTCATCCTCAAGTTTGAGAGTAAGACTGGAAAGGCTGATGACTTCTATGCTCTTGAAGAGGAACAGGCTGAAACCGAGGCAACTGCTTAGAAATTTCTTGACTTTTTAGTCTTTTCTTGGTATTCTTGTTGTATGAAGATATCGAACAAGATTAGAAATTATCTCAACTTGGCCCGCCGCGTATCTCAACAAAGCGCCCACGATACCTTTAAGCACGGAGCCGTCCTAGTGAAGGGCGGCTCCGTTATTAATACAGCCTTCAACAAGGACCAACACAAGAGATTTGGGAACAGGTTTCGCAACGTGAAGGACTGTGGCCACGCCACTCATCACGCCGAACTAGGAGCCATTCTTGGTCTGGATCGCTCAATAACTACTGGAGCGACGATGTATGTTTGTAGAACAAATCGTATGGGAGAGTTCAGGATGTCCAAGCCGTGCGCTATGTGTGAGGAGGTTCTTCGCTTTTGTGGAGTGAAGAAGGTGGTATATACTGAGGGTGGAGAGAAGATTTCCAGGATTAAACTGTGATTCCTGCTCTATTTAAGGGGAAGAGAGGTTCTATGAATGAGCGACGACGATATAGGGTCCAGAAAGATTCCCGCTTTTTTAAGGAAAGTCTTCCTATCAAAGAGGGAACTGCGCCTTATTTTGGAGTTGCTACGCGCCTCCGTTGGTGACGAAGAACTACCCCCCTGGAAGCAGAAACTTATCAACAAGATAGACAACCATTTACAAAAAGCCAAGTCACACCGAAGGAAGAAGAGGGACGATGATTGTTAAACATCGGCGACCTTGTGAAAGCTGAGGAGTTCCTGAAGGTACCTTACGATCCTATCGAGGGCCTAGGCATTGTAGTCGATGTTGAACAGTGGGGTGGACATTACATTTGCGTGGTTTACTTCTTTGAGAACGCCGCGGTCAGGTGGCTTGAGGAAGAAGATCTAATCTTAGTTAACTCTATACAAGAAAAATAAAAAACATTATAATAAGGAAACATGAAAGCGAAAAGACTTCTCGTTCTTGATGCTGTGAATCAGTTTATCAGGGCGTACATCGTTGACCCTAGCCTGTCCTCAAACGGACAACCTATTGGTGGCTTGAAGGGTTTTTTGAAGATTACCAACCGTCTCGTAAGGGAGATTAAGCCAGACAAAATAGTTGTCTGCTGGGACGGTGCTGGTGGTTCTCAGAAGAGGAAGAGCACCAACAAGGGCTACAAGGAAGGCCGCAAGCCCATCCGCCTCAATCGCACCATCAGGAATCTCTCTGAGAACGAGGAGATCGCCAACAAGATCTGGCAACAGACGAGGCTGTTTGAATACCTCAATGAAATGCCGATGATTCAGTTTGTTTCGGATCACGTAGAGGCAGATGACATCATTTCTTATGTCGTCAACCATCCGGAGCACAAGGGCTGGCAGAAGGTCATCGTCAGTTCCGATAAGGATTTCATCCAACTACTGGACGATGAAACCGTCCTTTATCGCCCTATCCAAAAGGAAATGTTGAACAAGACGCGAGTTGTTGAGAAGTTTGGTATTCACCCCACCAACTTTGCTTTGGCTCGCGCCATCGCCGGCGACACCAGTGATAACTTGCCCGGGGTTGGCCGCGTCGGAATCCCTACCGTAGCCAAGCGTCTTTCGTTTTTGGCTGAGGAGAAGGACTATTCTATTGATGAGGTGATTGAGTATTGTGAGGGCGTTGAAAAGAAGGTGGGTGCGCACACGAACATTATTGAAGGCGAAAGTCTTATTCGTGAGAACTACAAGTTAATGCAGCTTTACGCACCATCAATCTCCATTCAACAAAAGCAGAACATTAACAGTGTTCTTGGAAGTTTTGTGCCGATGCTGAACAAGACGCAAGTGCGAAAGATGATGATTGAAGACGGCATCGGGGAAATTTCTTTGAACGATCTGTTCCAGAACTTTAAGAGGAATATTTCAGACTTCAATGCCAAGGCGTAAGCGATTCCAAAGAAACGCGTATCAAGACATACCTAAACTAGATTTACATTCTATGAGGCACGAAGACGTTAGAAGCGCCAGCATACGATTCATAGAGTCACACTGGGGTGACGAAACAGAGATTCACATTGTTACTGGCTTTTCAGAAAAGATGCGTGAAATTGTAATCAAAGTTCTTGGAGAATACGAGTTATCTTATGAGATTGGGAATAGTTATAATAAAGGCTTTATTTCCACTTGGGTTTAATTTTCAGAGGTAAAAAATAATAGTGATAGTTGGTTGCCCAGTTTGCCCTAATAGGAAGGAAGCAGATAGGACTGCCGAAATAAACCAGCTTTTAATTGAGCAACATAAGAAATTTAAAAAGCGTATTCTCGCTTTTGTTGTGTTGTTTTCGTTATTTGAAGTGGGCGCCCTCTACTCTTACAGGTGGGTAACTACACAAACAGAACGTCACTCTAGAGAAATTTGTTATCAATTAACGAACTCGGATAAAGTTGTTTATTACGATGATAAATGTTATTTGCCCAACATCGAAGGAAATCTAGATTTTGTTGTTGATCTGGGCCAGTTGGGTTACGAGAGGATGAGAATAAGGCTTTTGGACTGAAAGATGTTTCGCTGGTTAAAGAAGAAGTGGAACCACATTTCTCCACAACGTTTAAAAAAGACATTCAAGGAACACGGCTTAGCGTTCCTGGTTATCTTTTTGATCTGGGAAGTTATTGAGGACATAGGGTTTCCAATTCTTTTTTACTGGCTGGGGAACAATGTTAATCCCTGGTTTCATACTGCCACCCCCATCAGTTGGCTTTTGTGCTTACACGGGATTATGGTGCCCTTGACTTGGGCTGTTTGGGTGAGGATCAAAAAAAACACCTTGACTAAACAAGAAAATTAAGGTATAGTAGTAATACAAACTTTGGAGAGGCCGAGCGGTGCAGAAAAACAAGTCTTGCGAGTTTGTCGTAACCAAACTGGGTACCATTGTCGTCCCCAGGCCGCTTAGTGTTAGTTCTGGCATTGCGAGACACAAGTGGTTAAAAGCTTATTTCAAAAACGATGTTACGATCGCAAGCCCGGCTTATTGGAAGATGCTGTGCGCCCAGAATGAAGTCAAGACCCTCACTGAGGGACCACAGGGTTTCGAAGTTGTCTGACAAACAAAACTAAACTAGGAGTCAAGAATGTTGAAGAATGTGATTATGATTAGCGCACTGATGCTGAGCACCGCTCACGCAGACGAGGAGGGAGAGTGTGCCGGTGGCCTGTGTGGGACCCCTGAGGAATCCGGAGGGGGTGGAGGAGGCGGAGGAAGCGTTCTAATCGCCAATACCGACCAGGGCGACACTTATCAATACGCTGATGACTATGACGAGGATGGAGTGGAGGATGATTCGGACAACTGCCCATGGGCCTCGAACCCAGATCAGATGGACATAGACTCAGATGGGTGGGGAGATGCCTGCGACACTTGTCGAACCAGTTGGAATCCAAATCAATTTGATAGAGACGCTGACGGATTGGGTGATTATTGTGACGAGGACTTGGATAACGATTCGGTAAATAATCCTGACGATAATTGCTCCGATGTTAGTAATCCTAGCCAGATAGACACAGACGGGGATGGTTGGGGCGACGCCTGCGATTCCGATGATGATAACGATAGCGTTCCAGATATCACGGATGAGTGTCCGCTCCTGCATAGGCGCGACTATACCAGAAACATGCAATGTGTTACTGACCGTGACCGCGACGGGGTCAGCGACCACGTCGATAACTGTATTGCCGTATATAATTTCCACCAGATTGACTCCGATCGTGATGGAATAGGGGACGAGTGCGACTTTGACATGGATGGCAATGGAATTTCAGACGTATCTGAGTGGAGTCCGGACGATTATTGTGCGAACGGCCCCGCCGGCCTCGTCAATACCTCAGAGTGTGAGGAAGAGGTGGGAAAGACTGACATGGTGGGCTCTGGCGAGACCATGACGGGATGTAACGTAGTACTGCCGCTGGATGCCCCTCTTCCCGCTCTTTTGCGCCGCCGCTAAATAAATGTTTCAAGCCTTTTTAGAGGGATCGCTGCGCATACAGGTAGCGGCTGTAAGCTTTATCTTGGCAAAACTCACCTTTGTGATGACTGCTATTTGTATGGCAATCAGCGACACAGCGGCGACCGTATCAATGTCTGTGTATAGTCTGCTGGTTCTTAACGCAATCGTGCTATCTTTGTGGGAAGGCTTCAGCAAGCGTAAGAGGCCCTACGCAGAACTGGAAGAAGAGATCCGTATGTTGAAGAAAACTCTTGACACGATGTCCTAAATGAGGTATTATAATCACACAGTTCGGGAAAGTGGTGGAACGGCATACACAGGAGACTTAAAATCTCCCGCCCTTCGGGCTTGCGGGTTCGAGTCCCGCCTTTCCTACCGAGGAGTGTGCGATGAGTGAAGACACCGTGCCGAAGAAAAGGGAGATGGTGTTCCACCCAGAGCACTACAACAAGGGGATTGAAGTTATTGATTTCATCGAGTCTTGGGATTTAGATTTTAATGAGGGTAATGTAGTAAAGTATGTTACAAGGCACAAGCATAAAGACAAACCACTTGAAGACTTGAAAAAAGCACGATTTTACATAGACAGGCTTATCTCATTGAGAGAGGGGAGTGATGAATAAAGGATTTACTTGCGGCGCCTTTGACTTGCTTCACGCAGGCCACGTCCTGATGCTTCAAGAGGCGCGCTCTGTTTGTGACTATCTGATTGTCGGACTTCAAACGGATCCGACCATTGATAGGCCGGCCAAGAACAAGCCTGTTCAGAGTCTAGACGAGCGCCGCATCCAATTGCGAGCAGTTAGGCACGTGGATGAGGTTGTTGAGTACAGCACCGAGGAGGAATTGTACGAACTCCTCCGGTTCATCAATCCGGAAGTTCGCATTATAGGCGCCGACCATAAGGGTAAAGATTTTACTGGACACGACCTACCAATTAAGGTATACTTCAACAGTAGAGACCACGGTTGGTCAACGACAGAGTTAAGAGAAAGAATTTACCAGGGCGAGTTAGAGAAGATTAGGGCTAATGAGGAAAAGCAGTCACGAGAGTCTTTTGAACTCCTGGCTGCTTACGAAAATAACTAAGGAGGTTAGTATGTTTAAGACAAAAAATAGTAGAAGAGTGGTGGCGAACCTGTTGTGGGTACTCGTATCGTTTACGAGTCTTTGGGTCGCCACTGATGACGCTGCCGCAGCAGCAAAGTTCGTTTTGGGCCTGTACCTTGTTGGTGGGGCTTTCGCACTGTCGATGATTTCCATTGACGATTGGATTAGTAAAGGAGAAGAATAAATGAGTAACGTAGTGCACATTGAGCCTTATCAGGATGATGAGGAAGAGGGTGTTGTCCTTTCAAAGGAGGAGCACGTCAAGAACTATTTGAAGGACCTAGCGGAAACCGAGGCCGCTATGGAGCCCTTCAAGGAGCACAAGCGCGACATGCGCAAGTCTTACATTGAGGAGGGGTACCTCACCAAGGATGAGATTTGGGCCGCCGTCAAGGCTTATCGGATGATCAAGAACGAGAAGGACATGGATGCTCTTATCGACGCTTACGACCAAGTAAAGAAGATGATCCTGTGAACATTTTCGCCATTGAAAGCAATAACGATGGCGACGTTGATTGGGTCAAGTCTGCACAGTCGCTAGATAACTTGCGCGTCGTCAAGATGATTTTGGAGTCTTGTCAGATCCTTTCCACGGTCTTGAACGAGCAGGGGATCCAAGCACCCTATAAATCTTTTAATCCTAAACACCCATCGTGTTTATGGGCCGCTGAATCTTCAGCAAACTTTAGGGCGCTTGTTGTTCACTGCGCCGCGATGCTAGAGGAGTATACCGAGAGATTCGGTAAGACACATAAGTGCGATGCCGTGCTAGATCAGGTCGTCTCCTTGTATGACCGCGACAACTTTGATTGTCACTTTTCAACTCCGTTGAAGATGGCAATGCCTGATTATTTCAAAGGCGACAACATCGTGGAGTCATACCGTCGTTATTATGCCAACAAGAGTAATATGCGATACCCGAAGAGTAAGGTCCCCGACTGGTTTGTCAAGTATCGCGGAGATAAAGAATACCAAATTGTTGCTTGAGACAATTCGTAATCTGTTCTTGACTTTGTCAATCATCGGTGGTATTATAGTATTTGTGGTCGCAAACCTCAACTATTTGCCCAAGGAAGAAGACGAGAGCAAAGAAGAATAAGCAACTATTTATAGGACAATGATAATGAGAGAAATTATGGAAAGTTGGCGAAAGACCTTGATTACAGAGTCGGGGTTTCCTCGCATCGCCAACATGCTCATGGGCTCCGTCCCTAACGTCCATACAGTTGGATTCATCACCGCAGAGAACCCTGACGGCAACCAACTGAATCCACAAGAGAATCAAGAGCGTAACAAGCTTCTCCAAGAACGTCTGCGCGAGAGGAATCTGGGCTACATCAGGATCAAGGGAAAGTTCGGCAATCTTGAAAACTCTTTTCTTGTTCCCAACATCACAAAGTCCGAGATTATGAACCTTGGCAAGGACTTCGGACAAGAGTCTGTAATCTGGGGGATCAAGAGGGATGATGAATCAATGCGCTTTCAGTACATTGAAGGTTACAAGGTGGTCCAGGAAAGGGACGTTGCTCTTGTTGGTTCTGACGTCCAGGACCGTGAAGACTTCTACTCTCAGGAGAGGCACTCCTCTGGCCGCAAGTTCATCATCCCCTTCTTCGACGAAGATTACGAAATCGTTGAAGAGTCCAACCAGCCAGTTATCAACGGTGACATCAACGAAGAAGATGCTCTCGTAAGGGAGATTCGCATTCGCGAAGAAAAGTTACAAGTTGAAAACAAGACGCCGAAGTATTACTGGCACCACAGAGGAGTACTCAACTCCTTTCTTACAAAACTAAAGAAGAATTCAGACTAAAAAAGGAAAACAATGAAGAATCGAGGACAAAAGAAGAAGGTCCGACAGGGCTGCAGTGTGTTCACAAAGTGGGGCCGCCCCGGTCCCAAAGGTCAGTCCAAGCACTACAGGAAGAAGTATCGAGGTCAAGGAAAGTAATATGTAAAGTGCACTTTTCTCTTGACTTAGAGAAGGTACTTTGATATATTAGTAACATAAACGGGGTCGGGAGCGAGACAGTTGTCGGCCCCGTTTTCCGATACTGGCCCATAGCTCAAGGGTTAGAGCACCCGTCTTATAAGCGGGCGGTTCCGGGTTCAAGTCCCGGTGGGCCAACTTGGAAGTTGAAAATTTAATTGGTGCGCAAAGAACTTGGTGAGGTCTAGTTAATGGAGAAGGAAACACTTTTTATGGCGACACGAGCGGATCTTAAGGCAAGAGAGAAGCACAAGAGTTTTGTACAAAAGGTAGCTCTAGCAGAGGTTATTTGCGGAGAGGAAAGTGCTAGACTATTTGAAAAGGAGGGTGTAAAATACAAGTTCCTTGAGCTCGACGCAGAAGTGAAGCTGGTCATTATTCAACAAGAGCCCCCATTCAACACCAGGCTGACGCACACAATGGCCGTGCCGCTGAAGGAGAGGATCGCTTCAGAAGTTCATAAACGATGGCATGTGACCATTAAGGTCAAGAATAGTATCTGGGAAGGTAAGACGAAGACGGCGATGTCGTCAAGATAGTTGGGGAGTAAGCGCTCGTAGCTCAACCAGGCAGAGCACTGGGCTTTTAACCCATCGGTTGTAGGTTCGATTCCTACCGGGCGTACTTTTGAAAAACATGAATTCTGGCTTATAGAGAAGTGACCGAGAGGCCGAAGGTGCACGACTGGAAATCGTGTGTGCGTCAAAAGCGTACCGAGGGTTCGAATCCCTCCTTCTCTGCCGCAATCATACAATTAAGGAACCTTTAAAAGGGGCCGACTATTTAAGGGTGAAAAGGGGCCGTAGCTCAGTTGGGAGAGCGTCACGCTGGCAGCGTGAATGTCGTGGGTTCAAGTCCCTCCGGCTCCACCCTTTTTGTCCTTGACACATCTTTAAACTTGTGATACTTTATTCTAAGTAAAGATCTAAACTAAAACAGTCCAGACCTGTACAATACTAGTATTGACAAAGAGGGTTGATGAAACACGAAAAAGCAGATTTCTCAAAGTTCGGTAAGTCTTTCCAGGAGAAACTGGCCCACCTTATCCTGCAGGAGAGAGCCTTTTGTGACCAAATGCAAGAGGTCCTTTCTACCAGTTTTTTTGAATTAAAATACCTTCAAGCGTTTGTGCGTCGCATCTTTGAGTACAGAGACAAGTACGAGACGCACCCAACATACGAAATTATGGCTACAATCCTCCGTTCCCAAATGGAGGATGAGAGTGATGCCGTTTGTAAGCAAACCCGCGACTTCCTGGCCCGGGCCCTCTCCTCAAAGGAAATCAGGGAGGCAGAATACATTAAGGACGTGTCTCTTGACTTCTGTAAGAAGCAGAAGCTCAAGGAAGCGATGATTCAGTCCGTTGACCTCCTCCATCACTCGTCTTTTGATGAAATCAGCACAATCATCAACAACGCAATCAAGCTTGGATCCGATAACAATTTTGGGTATGAGTACATCGCTGACTTTGAGGACCGCTATGTTCCAAAGATGCGACACCCAGTCACAACAGGGTGGAAGCTTATTGACGACATCACCAATGGAGGTCTAGGCAACAGCGAGCTTGGCGTTGTGATCGCCCCAACTGGCGCAGGGAAGTCGATGGTCCTGGTCCACTTAGGCGCCCAGGCGATCAAGGAGGGCAAGACTGTTGTCCACTATACTCTGGAACTACAAGACATGTCCATCGGCCTGCGTTATGACAGTTGCTTAACTGGAGTACCAATCAACGATCTTCCAGTTTTCAAGGAAGAAGTATACGAAAAAGTGTCCAATTTCGGTGGCAGACTGATAATTAAAGAGTACCCGTCGAAAACGGCGAGTACGAATACGATTAAGACGCATCTGGAGAAGCTTAAGACACGAGGCATTGACGTTGACATGGTCATCGTCGATTATGCCGATCTTTTGCGTCCAAAGCGTGTAGAGAGGGAAAAGAGGCACGAATTGGAATCAATGTATGAAGAATTGCGCGGCCTTGCGCAAGAGTTTAAGTGCCTTTTCTGGACTGCCTCACAAACAAACCGCTCAGGACTCAACGCCGAAGTCATTACGATGGAGGCTATTAGCGAGGCGTTCAACAAGTGCTTTGTGGCCGACTTCATCTGCACCGTTTCTAGAACAATTGAAGATAAAACCGCCAATACCGGAAGAATGTTTGTTGCTAAAAACAGACAAGGGTATGATGGTATGATATATCCTATTTTTATGGATACGAGCAACGTAAAAATAAAAGTCTTTGAACCTACTAACGAAACAGTGGAAGAAATTAATGTTAAGGCTGCTGAAAAGCAGATGAGTAACATTAAAAAGAAGTACATGTCATGGAAGGAAGAAGGAAAGCAAGATGCACAACGAACAAGAAGTTAGGGCCGCGACTCTAAAATACTTTGACGGTGATGAATTGGCCACCAATGTGTGGATGACCAAGTACTGCCTAAAAGATCAGGAGGGCAATTTTATGGAATTGACCCCCGATGACATGCATCGTAGATTGGCCAGAGAATTTGCTCGTGTTGAAGATAAGTTTTCCAACCCTCTTGGTGAAGATGAAATTTATAACTTTTTGAAGGGCTTTGAGAGCATCGTTCCTCAGGGCTCGCCTATGTATGGAATAGGAAACGATTATGTCAATGTCTCTCTCTCTAATTGTGTTGTCGTTGATTCTCCTGCTGACAATGTTTCTTCAATTATTGACAGTGGCAAGGAATTGGCTAATCTATTCAAGCGCCGCTGCGGTGTTGGCTTGGATATTAGTAACTTACGGCCAGAAAATGCCCCTGTAAACAATGCTGCCCGCACCACCACCGGTGCTTGGAGTTTCGCAGACTTTTATTCATACGTTTGTCGTATGATTGGCCAAAATGGCCGTCGTGGCGCACTTATGATTTCTATGGATGTTCGCCATCCGGACATTGATAAATTTGTGACGATGAAGCACGATCTAACGAAGGTAACAGGGGCGAATGTTTCCGTCAAGATAAGCGACGACTTTATGAGGGCTGTTGAGAACGAGGAAACGTTCACTTTACAGTTCCCAATTGATTCTGATGAACCCACGCACACCCGTGAAATTGAAGCAACCGAGTTATGGACTCAAATTGTAGAATCTGCTACTCAAACTGCTGAGCCGGGTCTTCTGATGTGGGACAACATTACGAGCCGTCTGCCCGCAAACGAATACGATGGATTTAAGACTATCTGTGTGAATCCTTGTGCTGAGATTGCTCTTTCTGCCTATGACTCGTGCCGTTTAATTTCGGTAAATTTAAAAAACTTAGTCAAGAACCCCTTTACCAAGAAGGCTTCCTTTGATCTGAAGAAGTTCAGCGATGTAATTCGTGTTGCGACTAGGCTTTCTGACGACCTTGTTGAGTTGGAAAACGAGAAGCTCCTTAGGATCAAGGAAACTTGTGATACTGACGACGAAAAGGCGCTTTGGACGAAGATGATTGACGCCTGTATGAATGGCCGACGCACGGGCTTAGGCACCCACGGACTAGCCGACGCGATTGCTCGCCTGGACCTCTCTTACGACAGCGACGTCGCCATCGCTATTGTTGACGACATTTATCGTATTATGAAGGTCAGCGCTTACGAGGAGAGCGTCAAGATGGCCCAAGAGCGAGGCGCATTTCCCGTGTTTGACTGGGAGGTTGAGAAGGACAATTCTTTTATCAAGGATCTCCCACAAGTTCTACAAGCGAAGATTCGCGCTCACGGCAGAAGGAACATTTCTATCCTAACGAATGCTCCTACTGGTTCTGTATCGCTTCTTTCACAGACGAGCACCGGTATTGAGCCTGTATTTAGGAACTCTTACATTCGCCGTCGTAAGTTGTCGCATAACGAGCAGCACATTAAGGCTGATTTTGTAGATGATCTTGGAGATCGCTGGATGGAGTATGAAGTCTTCCATCACAACGTACAAGAATTTTTGGATACTCAGGGAAAGAAGAAAGTTCCAAACTTTTTCACAACCTCTGACCAAATTGATTGGGCGAAGCGAGTGGAGATCCAGGCCGCAATTCAGCAGCACATTGACCACTCCATTTCTTCAACGATTAATCTGCCTAAGGGTACTCTGCCCTCCTTGGTAGGAGAGCTATACTTGGAGGGATGGAAGAAGGGCTTGAAGGGCATCACTGTCTACGTTGACGGGTCGCGCACTGGCGTCCTGGTGACGAATGAGACATCTGAGGAACAGACCGAGGAATTTCCCCAGAGTTGCGCTCCAAAGCGTCCCCAAGAACTAGACTGCGACATCCACCACACCACAATTAAGGGTGAAAAGTGGGTTGTTTTGGTCGGACTTTTGGACGGCAAGCCATACGAGGTTCTAGGTGGTGAAGCGAGTTTGATTGAGATTCCCAAGAAGTACGACAAGGGGAAGTTGGCCAAGCATTGCTTCAAGACGAAAAATAACCGTTATGACCTTTCATTTGGCTATAATGGAGATACTATCCACATCAAGGATGTAGTCAAAGTCTTTGATAATCCTAACAATTCTGCGTTTACTCGAATGATTTCGCTTGGCCTTCGTCACGGCGCCAAAGTAAAGTTTATGGTGGAGCAACTTCAAAAGGACAAGGACTCTGACATGTTCAGTTTCGCTCGTTGTATCGCGAGAATCCTGAAAAACTACATTGAAGACGGGGAAGAGCCCAGCGACCGGGTCTGTACAGAGTGTAACGCGGAAGCGCTTCTTTATCAAGATGGGTGCATAACTTGTACTTCTTGTGGGTACGCTAAGTGTGGATGAGACTATTTAATGTAAGGCTGCGCCCAGCGCACTAACTTAGGAGACGATTATGCCTGTATCACCAAAAATTATTAAAAAGCACGAAGAGATGTTCTACCCTACCGTCCGCGTTAGAGCAAAGGGCTCTGGTGGTTCGGGTACCGTTGTCTATTCAGAGAAGCACGGAGACGAGTTTCACACCTATGTCATTACCAACCACCACGTAGTCGCAAAGTGTATTAAGGTTGAGAAAAGATGGAATCCAGTAAAGAAAAAGAAGATGGATACCGAGATCCTTGATACAGTATACGTGGAATATTTTAAATACAACAATTATTCACACTGTATTGGTAGTTTTGCTATTGAGGCGGACATCGTCGCCTATTCAGAGGTGGAAGGCGGCCAGGACTGGGCCCTCCTGCGTGTCCGCGACAAGGAGACCCGTGCTCCTTATGTCGCAAATCTGTTCCCAGAGAGCGACATCGAAAACATTCACATTTTTGATCCCTGCTATGCTGTCGGTGCGTCCTTAGGCCACGCCCCAATCGCCACAAGCGGTCACATTTGTTACATGGATGATGAGATCAGCCATTACCGCTATTGGATGTCGACTGCCCAGACTATTTTTGGAAACTCCGGAGGAGCCCTCTATCGTTACTCGGACGAGAGGAAGAAATACGAATACATTGGAATCCCTTCCAGGATCACAGTACAACCCATGGGCTTCAGCAGCGACCCCATCACGCACATGGGTTACTTCATTCCCATCGAGAGGGTTTACAACCTGCTCAGGGACAACGATTATCACTTTATTTTCGACAATAACATGACATTCGAAGAGTGCGCGCGCCTTCGTGGCGAAGAGGTACCCGAGGACGTCGATATCGCCGATGACGATGAGTGCGAGGACGAATAAAATTGCATAATTGCCAATTGCGTGATTAACAAATACCTCGTTTGGCGTTACAATTAGACCATATCGTTTTTGAATCACATTATTGGAGAAAATGGTGAATTTCAAGCCTGTTAACCGACACCTTCAAGTTGAGCTTATTCAACTTCCGAAGGATAAGAGTAAATCAAGCGTTTTACTTCCGGAGAATTATAATCCACGAAGCGAGCAATACAAGCTTTGCCGGGTGGTGGCCGTCGCTGATGACTGTGCTAAGCATTTTGTTAAAAAGACGCTAATTGCGGTCAATGCACCAATGATAGAGAAGGTCAGGATCTTGGACGAAGAAGTACACCTGATCCTTGAGAACCACGTTGTTGGCATTGTAAATGAATGACGAATCAAAGGAGATTTCAGTTGATCTTTACGGTGACGACATTGGAAAGGTTCAATTAATCCAGCATTATGGTGACGACAAGATGGTGGTCAACTCTGCCCGTGTAAGTTTCGGCAAGTATAAGGAAGAGTTGGATGAAAAAGATAAGAAATTAATAAAGTATCTTATTAAGAATCGCCACACATCCACTCTGGAGCATTGTGGGGCGACATTCAAGTTTGTCGTACCGTTGTTCATCAGGAGTCAGCACCATAGGCACCGAACTTGGTCCTACAATGAGGTTTCCCGCAGGTACACTGATGAGAACCTTCAATTCTACGAGCCAGAGGCTTTTAGGACACAACACAAGTCTAACAGGCAGGCTTCAAATGAGGAAGAATTGATAAATCCCGAGCTGCCCGAGTATTATTATCTTTTGGCTAGCGAGAAGGTAAAAGCCCATCACGCGACTTCTGTATCTGTGTATGAAGAGTTGCTTGCTGCCGGTGTGTGTCGCGAACAAGCCCGTGGAGTCCTTCCGCAGAATCTCTACACGGAATATTACGGAACAGCCAACTTGTCTAATCTTCTCAAATTCATTGACCTACGTTTAGACGCTCACGCACAGTGGGAAATTCAAAGAGTTGCGCAAGCCTGCCTGGACATCGCCACAGAACTGTGGCCAACGACCGTCTCTGCGTATAGAGAGTTGCGAGGGCACGTATGACTCTGGCACAACTATTATGTATGTCTGTGATTTCCATCCAACTTCCAAATTCGGCAGTTGCGTGTGAACACATGGATTATCTTGTGGAACAGGCACAGAAGAACAAGGTAAGGTCGAGAGTTTTGGTGGCCCTGATAAATGAGGAGAGCAGGTGGAAGCCAGAAGCAGTCAGTAGAAGTGGTGCTTGTGGACTAACACAGGTACTGCCCAAGTACACAAGACCGAAAGTAACCTGTAACCAGTTGAAGGACCCCAGGAAGTCAATAGAGGTGGGGGCAAAGACGCTGGCGTTTTGGGTGTATGATTATGGTAAGGGAAGGTATAAGAGGGGCTTGTGCGGGTACAATGGTGGATACAGATGTAAGAAATTGAAGTCTTCCAAGAGGTACGCCAATAGAGTCCTTAAATTGGCGAAAAGAATAGAAAATAAAATTAAGTCAATTAAAGAATATCACAAGCTAATAAATTAACAAAGGAGAAATGATGATCGCAGATGTGGTGGTGGATTTACAGTATGGAGACTGTGGAAAGGGTAAAGTAACAAACCATTTGTGTAAGAACGGGGACTACACACATGTCATAAGGTACAATGGTGGTCAAAACGCTGGCCACACTATTTACCATAATGGACAAAAGCTCGTCACTCACCACATACCTTGCGGAGTTTTGCACGGCGTCAAGTCTATTATTGGGCCTGGGTGCGTTGTTTATCCTGATCAGTTTTTCGCTGAAATCAAGGAACTCGAAGAAGCAGGAATACCCGCTAGACGATTTGTACGTATTGCACGCAATACACATGTCATCACACGAGACCACCTCCGTGAAGATGGAAGGGACACTGCTATCGGAACAACGAAACGAGGAAATGGGCCCGCCTATCGCGATAAGTACGCAAGAAAGGGAGTAAGAGCCGAAAACGTTGAAGTACTTCAAGAATTTATTGTCGATCTTTACGAAGAACTTCATGAAAGTGGCGAAGACGTGCGGATACTTTTTGAGGGCGCCCAGGGATTTGGACTGGACGTTGATTGGGGTGATTATCCTTTTGTTACTTCATCTCACTGCACGACTGCTTCAGCATTTCTTAACGGAGTACCCCCACGTTCTTTAAGAAACGTCTATGGCGTAGCGAAGATGTACGAAACCTACGTCGGGGCCAAGAAGTTCCAACCTAAGGACGCTATTTTCAATGCTATTCGTGACGCAGGCGAAGAATACGGTGCTACTACCGGTCGTCCAAGGCAATGTAATTGGATGGATTTAAATCTCCTCCAAAAGGCCTCTAACATCAATGGAGTAACAAACCTGATCATCAACAAGGTTGATGTCCTGGAAGAGGTTGGTGAATACCGCTTAATCCTAGATCAGCAAATTCTTGATTTTGATAATTCAAACGAAATGAAGGAATTTATTACTCAAAACATTAATGATGAGGTGGAGGTCGTTTTTAGTTCGAATAAAGAGGCCATCTAGAAGTATATTGAATAACCACATTTATAAGTTTGAAGGCGTTGTTATAGGGGGCAATACGGACGCTGTACGGTACAGTTACGAGAACAAGTATCCCCTTATTTTAAACCATTTGGAGAAGTCTCGTCCGTTTGATTTGGTTGAAGGCCACCAGAATTCCACAGCCCTGCGAGACAAACTACTAGCAGACTTGAGCTTGCGAGGACTCAGTATGTTCGCTGATAAGGTTTCCAACGTTCGTATTGAAGAAGATAATTTGGTTAAAGTTGTGACGCAGAACTCTCGCGTGTTCCGGGTACAATACGACAAGTTGTATGTCTTTGATGACCAAAACGTTGAAGGAATACAGGCTTCCTATCAAAAAGATACTTTGGGCTACAAGGTGTTAGACTGGTATGACATACCGTCTTGCGCTCCACACGATATAAAGAAACTTACCTCAGATGAAGACTTTGTGAGAGAAGTTCATTTTATTAATGACGAAGAGTACCTAAAAGATCGTAATTTAGTGGCCATTTCCTACTTTGGTCCCGAGGGAATTAAAGAAAACGAAGCGTTAGAGATCTATGTCCGGTACAAGGTGTTGGACATGATGAAAGAGGCTGGTATTCAGGGTCGCAAGAACGGCATAAATAAGGAAACAGGCGAACATTACCGTATTTCAATAAAACTAGCATACGACCGAAGAGAGATTATTGAAACAAAGGACTTGATTCCTGATGAATACGATGATATAATCATAAATCCGTATGGGTAAGGGACACGACCATCTAGTAGGCGTCATTCCTGTCGCTGGCTTTGAGGGGGACTTTGGTTTTCCTTGGCACGACTGCCTACAACCAATAGCGCAGAACTATCTCGCCATTGAGAGGTCTGTGGTGGAGTGTGCCTTTGCGGGAGCGGATACAATTTGGATTGTTTGTAATGATGACATGCAGCCCCTCATCCGACATCGGATCGGTGACTACGTCCAGGATCCTGTGTGGCTCTATAGGGCATTTGATAGAAACGCTTTTGAGAACCAAAGGTCGATCCCCATTTACTATGTCCCCATCCACCCAAAGTATCGTGATAAGATAGATTGTTACGGGTGGAGCGTGATGCAAGGCGCCCTTATGGCGTGGTGGGTTGCTCATCGTATAAGCAAGTGGGCCGTCCCCAAGAAATACTATGTTTCTTACCCTTATGGCGTGTATGACCCCAAGATTCTGCGCCCCCATCGCAGGGACATTTCAGGCAAGGACTTATTTTGCTTGTCCTATGAAGGAAAGACTTTTAAGGACGGAGAATACCTTGGTTTTTCTTTCCGTGAGGAAGAATACAAAACAATCCTCAGAACAATGAAAAGTGGCACCGGCACGTTTGACCCGGAGACGTATGTTTATAATGAAAATTACGACAAGCTCCCATTAGAAGAAAGAAATTCAGCCCGAAAATTTTCTCTTGACAAGGTCTATGAATCTGTTATAATGGATGGAGCAAAAGAGGTGGAATTGCCGTGGTATTACCGAATAGACAGTTGGGACAACTTGACCAACTTTTTAGGCTCGGAAGAGGCGAATTTACTTGCGCGGCCATCTAAAAAGATGCTATACTATAGAGAACTTAACCCAATAGGAATCGATGACGAAGAAGAATAAATCAAATGCGCGCACATCGTGCTTTGAGTGCGGTTCGCGCGATGACTTGCATGATCATCATGTGGTGCCCCGAAGCTTAGGAGGTAAAAGGACAGTCTCCCTCTGTCAAGATTGCCATTGGGCGGTACATAGCAAAGGTTCAGGACCGTCGATCAGGAAATTGACAAAGCAGGCCTTGGCGCAAAAGCAGGCTCGTGGAGAGTGGGTGGGAGGTGCTCCGTTTGGCTACAAGGTTGAAAACGGGAAGCTGGCGAAGGGGGATAAGTGGTTTATGGCTTCAACCGTCGTGGATTATCGCAACTCTGGTTGGAAGCTGCGTGAAATCGTGGAGAGAATGGAAACGATGTTTCCCGGAGAGAAGTGGAGCATTACCAAGGTGAGCCGCATCCTAAGTCGCGAAGGTGTAACTAAGTCGCGAAGGCTTAAAAGGTAAGTATTGGAATGAGCAAGAAGAGAATTAAATCACACGTCAAGTTCGTGGGCCTGCATGCCCACTCGAATGCGAGCATTTTCGACGGCCTCGGTTATCCCGGTGAGCACATGGATTATGCTTGGGAGACCGGTCAGGATGCTTTGGCACTCACGGACCACGGAAACGCCAACGGGCTAGTCTATCAAGCCCAGCACGCCAAGAAGATGCAGAAGGACGGCAAGGACTTTAAGCCGATCTTCGGTTGCGAAGCCTACTTCCTTCCCTCCATTTCAAAGTGGAAGCAGGAGGTTGAGGCTCTAAAGGAGAAGCGTAACGAGGAGATCGGGACTTTCGTTGAAGAGGAAACTCGCGGCGAGAAGAAGGACTTGCTACGCCGTCGTAGCCACTTGATTCTCTTGGCCCAAAACCAAACCGGGCTTAATAATCTTTTTAAGTTGGTTTCGGAAAGTTTCAAGGAAGGTAACTTCTATCGCTATCCGCGTATGGATTATCGCCTTCTTAAAGAGTATGGTGAAGGCATCATTGCGAGTAGTGCCTGTCTTGGCGGCGTATACGCTCAAGATTATTGGAGAAATCGCGACGACGGCCCCGATGCCGTTATGCAAGCGATGTATAAGACCACACAGCAAATGCAGGAGGTCTTCGGCGATCGTTGGTACGGCGAGATTCAATGGAATCGCATCCCCGAGCAGCACGAACTAAACCAATACATCATTAAGACGTGTCAAAAAATGGGCGTCGATCTCATTTCGACGGCCGATAGCCATTTCCCGTCGCAAGACACGTTCAAGGACCGCGAACTTTATCGTCGGCTTGGTTGGATTGGGAAGGCTCGTCGGCCCGAGTGGCTCGACATTGACCTCCCCGCGTCTCTTGATGACATGGACTACGAACTCTACCCAAAGAATGGCGATGCTATGTGGGAGTCCTACAAGAGGTTCGCCAGCGAGTTGAATGTCTCTTATAACGATGACTTGGTGATGGATTCTATTGTTCGCACACACCAAATCGCCCACGATCGGGTGGAATCGTTCTTCCCCGACACGGAGGTTCGCCTTCCTGACTTTGTTGTGCCGGATGGCGTGAGTGCTGACCAAGCGCTTGTCCAGTATTGTGTTGATGGCCTGAAAGCCAATGGCCTGGAAGACAACAAGGAGTATGTTGATCGCTTGAAGGGCGAAATCAAGGTAATCCAGAAGCGTGGGTTCTCCAAGTATTTCCTAACAATGAAGGCGATTGCTGATAGGGCCGTTCAGGACCAACTTGTTGGGGCTGGGCGTGGAAGCGCTGCTGGTTCGCTGATTTCGTATGTCATGGGGATTACGCAAGTTGATCCTTTGAAGTATAAGCTTCAATTTTCGCGATTCCTGACGGAAGAAGGTGCGGGATACCCGGATATTGACTACGACGTAAGCGACCCGATGTCTTTGAAGGAGGATCTGATTCAGGAGTGGGGCGACACGACTGTTGTTCCCATTTCTAACTGGAATACTCTTCAACTTCGCAGCCTTATTAAGGACATTTCAAAGTTCTACGACATTCCCTTTACGGAGGTCAATTTCGTAACTGGCCGAATGCTCTATGAGGCAACACCGGAGGCCAAGAAGGCACACGGCATCAAGGCTGGTGTCTATACGCCTACTTTTGAAGAAGTGATGTTGTATAGTAAGTCGCTTCAAGACTTCCTCAGGAAGTATCCGCAAGTCAAGACTCACATTAATGTTCTTTACGGACAGATTCGGTCTTGTTCTAGGCACGCTGGTGGGGTGGTGATTGGCGAGGATCTTGATACCCGTATGCCGCTCATTAACAGCAAGGGTGTTAGGCAAACTCCTTGGACGGAGGGTCAAAACGTCAGGCATTTGGAGCCAATGGGCTTTATTAAGTTTGACATTCTTGGCCTCGCATCACTTCGTATGATGGAGGGAGCAATCCGTCACATTTTGAAGCGCCACGAAGGCATCGCAGATCCCACATTTGACGATGTGCGTGAGTTTTATAATAAGAATCTCCACCCGGAGGTGATTGACTTTAACGATCAAGATGTCTATGAAAACATCTTTCACGATGGAAGTTGGGCTGGAATCTTTCAATTCACCGAAAGTGGTGCGCAAAAACTATGCCAACGGGTAATGCCGACGAACTTGGTTGATTTGGCTGCTATCACCTCCATCTACCGACCTGGGCCGTTGAGTGCGGGCGTAGATAAGAGTTATGTGGAAGCCCGTCGCGACCCTGATAGTGTTGAATACCCCCATCAAGTCTTTAAGGACATAACCAAAGACACTGCTGGCTTCTTGATCTTCCAAGAGCAGATTGCTGAGTTGGCCCACAAGTTGGGTCGCAACATTTCTTTGGACGAGGGCAACAAACTTCGCAAGTTGCTGACCAAGAAGGGTGTTGCGGAGGTGGAGAAGGAAAAGAATAAGATTAAGAAGAAGTTCATTGACGGTTGCGAACAAAAGAAGATTGATTACGCAACATCCCAACAGATTTGGGACCTGTTTGAATACTTCTCTGGCTACGGCTTCAACAAATGTTTGTCTTTTTCTGAAAAGGTTACTATTTATAATAAAGACAAGGGAAAGGTTGCTGATAAGCAAATTGGCGACGTTGTAGTAGGAGACATTGTCCGCTCCCGAGACGAAGACACCGGTGAAGACATCTTCATTCCGGTCGAGCAAGTTCATCACAACGGAGTGAAAAAGGTTTTCGAATTTACCCTTGATGATGGGAGAAAAGTAAGATGCACGATGGACCACAAGTTCAGGACGAAGTGCGGTCAGATGCTGCCGATCAAGGAGATCTTGGAGAGAGAGTTAGAGATTGTATAGTATGTGGCTATGAACCTCCGTCAATGGCCTCTTTTCACCTCCATCGGAGAAACTGCGAGAAATGTTCCTCGAAAGCCTTGGAGATTGGTGATTTTGTAAAGTGCCCCTACTGCGAGTATGCATCGGCTTCTCTTTACAGTCATTTAAACAAACTTCACCAAATCAACAAACGGAGAGCAAAGGAATTGGGGATTGAGGCGTGCTCTCTGAATTACAAGAGGCGACAGCGACGCGCCGTTTCCGCAAGCATTATGGCTTCTCCGGAAGAGCGCCAGCGCCGTGCGCGCTTGCTTGGAGAATTAAACAAGACCAAGGGATTTAGGGAGAGAGCATCGCGAACAGCGATTAAGACTTCTGCAAGAAAGGACATACAAGAGCAGCGCGCCGAACAACTGGCCAAATGGAGGAGGGAGAACCCTGGGAAATTCCGAAAACGATGCACCGAAAGGATGCTGGCGGCGCCAAAACAATGGAAGAAGACAAAGCCGGAAAAGTTCTTGTTAGAATGGCTGGAAGAAGAGTATTCAGGTGTTTTTGAGTGGGGAAAGATGTTGCGCTCCGTTCGATTTGAAGAGGCCGGCCACAGCGACAGGAAACAAATTGATTTTCGCTCCAAAGATCGCCTTATCTACATTGAAGTAGATGGACCCTTCCATTTTGAGAACCTGGGAAGAGAAGAAAAAGTAGGCAGCATTAGGATTGAAGAAAGCATTGCAAGAACGCGCAGTCGCGATAAACTTGTTGAGCAGATTGTTGTTGGTAAAAACAAGTGTTTGATAAGAGTCGGATACGTGTGCTGGGCTAATTCGACTGGCAGAATTAGGCAGGAAGTTCTTGACAAAATTAGAGAAATAGTAGATAATAAACAAACTGGCGTATTCAAATTGGGAGAATGTTATGGCGAAGATAATTGCCTTTGAAGAAGTAGGGGAAATGGATGTTTGCGATCTAGAAGTCGCACACAAAGACCACCAATTTTACTTGGCGAATGGGATGCTGACGAGCAATAGTCACGCCATTTCTTATTCAATGCTGTCGTTCCAGTGTGCTTGGTTGTTTAACTCTTATCCTGCTGAATGGATGGCGGCTTTCTTGGATAAGGAGCCTGAGGGAAGGAAGGAGAAGGCCATTAACTTGGCGCGGAAGTACGGGTTTGAGCTACAACCGCTTGACGTCAATTCCTCAGGAAGAGTTTGGGAGATTGCGTCCGACAACAAGACGCTCATTCAGCCTCTCACTTCAATCAAGGGCTTGGGTGATGCCGCAATTGATCAAATCATTGCGAATAGGCCTTTCAACACTGTTGAAGAATTTATCTTTAATGAGGGTATTGTTTATAGTAAACTGAATAAGAAGGCTTTGGACGCATTGACGAGAGCAGGCGCCTTGTCCTCTCTCATCGACGAGAGGTTTAGTGGGGCGAAGCATTTTTGGACTGCCGTAGCGGTTGATCGTCCAAGAAAGGAAAAGAACCTCACTGAAAACATCAAGAAGTATGCGAGCGAAGGAGAGTTTACAGACGAGGAGAAGATCCAGTATCTTGTTGATTTGACTGGGGTTTTTCCCTTTGAGTTGGTGATGGACGAACACATTCTCCGCAAGTTGGAAGAACACATGGTTCCTCCGCTTGGCGAGTGGGACGATAACTTGGGGGTTGCCTGGTTTATCCCGAGAGAGGTGATTCAGAAGAAGACGAGGAATGGAAAGAACTTCTTGATTATCAAGACTATTGATTCAACGAGTAGCGCTGAGACTATCAAGTGCTGGAACGCCAATTTGGCGAGAGATAAGATTATTTTGAACCACCCCTACATGGCTAAGCTGGATTACAGCGACCAATGGGGATTTAGTACGCGATCTATTAGACACACATTTAGGATGTTGGGATGAACAACAAGGTAGTAATCGTAGAAGGTTTGATTGGGGCCGGCAAGAGTTCTCTTTCGAGGGAACTTGGTGAGGCTCTTGGCGAAAACACCCTCACCCTGATGGAGCCGGATGAGAAGGACAATGCTAATCCTTACCTCGCCTCCTTCTATCAGAACCAGGAGAGGTGGGCGTTCACAATGCAAGTTCATTTGCTTCAAGCACGCTATATGATGCACTTACAGGCTCAGTGGTATGCGATGAACAAACAAGGTCACGCCGTTCTTGACCGAAGTTACTTTGGCGATACCTCGTTTGCGCGCCTACAAGTCAAGACTGGTGCGATGAGTGAGAATGAGTTTGAGACTTACCGTAGTATCTATCACGCTATGACTGCGAGCGTCCTGCTACCTAGCGTATGTGTGCGTCTCGTGGTGAGCCCAGAGGTCGCAGCGGAGAGGATCCGTCGCAGGATGGAGTCGCAGACCGGCCGCAAGTGTGAGAATGTTATTGACATCAATTACTTGCGAGAGTTAGATCGAGAAATTAATCACATGGTTGGTGTGCTAACTGGACAAGGGGTACACACCATTCACGTTCCGTGGGATGCTGACCGAGGAACGACCGAGGCAAGAAAGGACGCAGTAAATGAGATTGCTGCGCAGATTGTAGAAACACAACAAAAAGATTTGTTTTTGGACCTTCATAGGAGAACATTGTAATGAGAGTTTATAGGATTAGAGAAAACGCAAGACTACCACACCGAGCCCACCCGACTGATGCGGGGATGGACTTGTTTTACTGTCCAGATGGGAAGGAGACGGATCGTGGTATCACCATCCACCCCGGTGAGACGAGGTTAGTCCCGACAGGAATTAAAGTGGAGGTGCCAGACAACCACATGCTAGAGGTCAAGAACAAGTCAGGCATTGCCTTTAGGCAGCAGCTTGTGGTTGGTGCATGCGTGGTCGATGCCGGGTATGACGGAGAAGTGTTCGTCAATTTGCACAATATTGGAACGACCTGCCGCCGAGTCGAGATAAACCAGAAAGTCGCCCAGGCTGTTTTAGTTCCGATCATCACCTGCGAGATCGAAGAGGTGACGGAGGATTGTTTGAACCAGAAGACTGAAAGAGGGGACGGCGGCTTTGGGTCAACGGGATTACGATGAACTTAGGAAGAAGGATAAGACGCCGGAAGGCTAGAGAGCAGGAGAAGGACGCTATTAAAAGAATGTCTAAACAGTTGGAACACATGCAGAACATGCCCTCCAATTGTACGGTTTGTGACGCTCCCTTTGAGCGAACTCGCGAGACAGTTAATAGTTGGAGAGTGGAGTGTGATTTTGAGACTGGAAACATTCGCCTCCTATGCCCCGAACACGGCCCGGAGGAACAACAATGACCATACCAGCACTCACTTATGACGATGTTTTGCTCGTCCCAAAGTACAGCGAGATTAAGAGTCGCACAGAGATAAACATTGGGAATGATTTGGACGACTTTATTCGTCTGAGCCTGCCTATTATCGCTAGCCCGATGGATACGGTATGTGGTTCCAGAATGGCGACTGCTATGTCGGATGCTGGTGGCCTAGGTATCATACACCGATACAATACCGTACAGGAACAGGCAGAGTTAGTCAAGAATGCTAGGGAAAATGCTACTGCCCCTTTCCACATTGGGGCAGCGGTCGGTGTTACAGGGGATTACATTCTACGAGCCAAGGCCTTGGTGGAGGCAGGAGCCGAAGTCATTTGTATTGATGTAGCGCACGGCCATCACGTGATGGTGCGTGACGCTATTGAGTCCTTGAAGAAAGAGTTTCAAGGAAACGTACATCTGATGGCCGGCAACGTGGCCACGGTAGATGCTTATCGGGCTCTTAGTGAGTGGGGTGCCGATAGTGTTCGTGTCGGAATCGGTGGAGGTAGCATCTGTTCTACGCGCCTCCAAACAGGGCACGGCGTTCCCAACATCACAGCCATTGCTGAGTGTGCCGCACTGGAATACGATGTCCCCATCATAGCCGATGGAGGGATCAAGAACTCAGGCGACATTGTTAAGGCCTTGGCTGCTGGTGCCGACTTTGCTATGGTTGGTTCGCTGCTGGCTGGTACAGAGGAGGCGCCTGGCGAGTATGTTAGGGTGAATGGGCACCAACAAAAGGTGTATCGTGGGATGGCTTCCTCTGAGGCTCAGACTGAATGGCGGGGAAGTTGTACTTTTGCTGAGGGTGTCTCAACAACAGTCCCGTGCGTAGGTGCGGCTTCTGGTATTTTGGAGGGTCTCCGAGCCGGCATTCTGTCGGGCTTCTCTTACAGTGGGGCGGCTACAATTCAGCAATTGTGGATGAAGTCGGAACTGATCCGTCAGACGGCCGCTGGCCAGTTTGAGAGTTCAACGCACATCTTGGATAGACGGTGAATAGATACCCTGAGGACCATAAGAATTTAACCTTCGTAATTGAAGAGAAGAAGCACGTAGATCTTCGTATCCGTCTTCGGCACGATGATCTTTCGCAGGTTAAGTTTTTTAAGGCGATGGTCGATGGGTATTTAGAGAACAATGATTTAATTCTTCAATACATCAAAGATTATAAAGAGAAGAATAAGATTCAGAGTCGTATTAAGAGAGAGAAGACATTAAAGTTAATTGAAAAAGGAAAGGAAGAGGCTCATAAATTCGCCTTTTCCGACGATGAATTAGAAAATATATTTGATTTAATAGAATCAGGAGAAGATACATTTTGAGAGAATGCGCAAAGACGTGCGTAAAGCACGAAGTTAGTTGTCCGAACGAAGAGTGTCGTTTATGGATAGAGTTTGAGGAAGATTTAAATTGTACCGACATTGCCGTCGCGAAACACGGCCGAATGACATTGCGACAAGTTTCGGAAAGACTAGGCATAAGTTTTGTCCGCGTCAAGCAGATTGAGGATTCTTTGAAGGTTAAGATGAGGAAGAGATTGAAGAATCAGGGCATAATAAATAACGGCCGTTTAGACTAACTTAGACTACTTATAAATGACAACTTGCTATTGTTTTAAGGAGAAATAACACATGAGCAGCCGCAAATCACCACTACTTTCCGAGGGCACCGTTCGACGCTTTATGAAGCTCGCTACCCTGGATAACCTCACGGAGAATTTTGTTGATACTCTGGATGAAGAAGAGGAAGAGGTTGACCCCCTAGCGGCTCTCGCTGATGAAGCCCCGGAAGTCGACGATCTCGAAGCCACCGGTGACGTTGCTCCCCTGGAAGTCGAGGGTCCTGCTGTTGATGTAGATCCTGAGACCGTCGAGGCGCTCGTCGGCGCCATTGCCGATGCTATCGGTGATGTGACTGGCGTAGATGTCAGTGTTGAGGGCGGCGAGCCCCCCGCCGAGGAAGTTCCAATGGACGCCGGCGCCGAACTTGAGGCTGAGCTTGGCTCTGATGTTGAGCCTCTCGAAGGGGCCGACGAGTTGGAAGAGGGCGATTATGCCGCCAAGCAAGAGGACGACGACCTAGAGGAAGGTCGCCAGATCCCCGCAGATCTCGTCGAGGAACTGACTCGTCGCGTCGCTGCCCGTCTTGTCCGCGAAGCAAAAAAGTAAGATAATTTCATTTTTTACTTGACGACCCACCCTCTCTGTGTTATTCTTTAGAACATGGAGATTAGCACACAACTTGTTCATAGCCTTCTATGGTTCGTAGGGGGCGCAGTCACTTACAAATTCCTACACAATCTGATTAATTTTGGTCAAATGAACATCGTGTTTGATGAACTAAATAAGCGCATCATTACGCTCGCTTATAGCATGAACACTGATATCGAGTTTCTTTGCAAGAAGAAGTATGAATATCTTGAAGAAGCTGGAATGACCAAGAAGGAGATTGATTTCGTAAGGTCGGTCGATGATCGCACGCTACATACCTGGCGACAAAATGTAATCCGGCAATTCTTTGCCTCCTATCCGCGACAAATGCACGGCCTTTTGCCGTTTAGCGATTGGGCAAGTGCTCAGAGATACGTGCTTGGATCGTTCGACGAGGAGAATAGGCAATAATGATACTATATAAGAGTATAGGTGATAAAATGATTGAAGCATACGCCTGGAAGGATTCGCGAGAAGAAGAGGAATCAGCCTACAAGGTTCAATTGGAACTGATTGGCATCCCAAAGAGAAAACAAAACAAGATCATCAAGTTGTTTCAGGATTGGAAGCAGTTTGTCGAGGGAGGCTCCCCGAAGAATAAGAGAGTTATTCTCGGCTACCGCAAGGAGTTCGGTTCTGAAAGAGAGTGGAATGCGTGGGTAAGAGAGTTCCCTCATACGTTCTATCAGTTGAAGAAGAACGGCACTTTTCGTCTAATCAAGAAAGGAAACTAAATGAAATCCAGAAAATGTGTCTCGGGCCACTGCCATCACTGCGCAGAGCCCGATCCAGAGGAGGACTTTTCGCTTCCTCCTATCATCATCCCCCCGGGACCTCCACAGATCCGCACTATCGGCCTCTATGGAGACATTGGTCCTGAAAAGGGTATGGAGACGGTCTATTCTCTTTTTGCGATGAGAGAGACCGGCAGAGAAATTGATCCGGAGACCGAAGAGGAGTTCATTGAACCGATTGAATTCATCATCTGCACAGGTGGTGGATCTGCGGCCGATATGTTCGCGATCTACGACTCAATGCGCGTGGTCAGAGAGGACTGTGAAATCGGCACTCTCGGCCTAGGCGAGGTGATGTCTGCCGGCGTGCTACTTCTGGCTTCCGGAACTAAGGGACGCCGGCGCATCGGCGCCAATTGTCGTCTGATGCTCCACAGCGTCTCAGCAGGTCATCACGGCTCCATTTATAGTTTGGAGAATGAGTTTGATGAGTTCAAATGGATGCAGGATAGATACTTCGCAGCCCTGGCGAGAGAGAGCAAGTTGAAGAAGAGGCAGATAAAGAAGATTCTAGACCAGAAGATGAACGTCTATTTTGACGCTGAGCAGGCTTTAAAGTATGGGATTGTGGACGAAATTATTTAGTTGTTTAAAAATGAAGTTCGTAGATATTATTAAATATAACCAAGAATCAGCGGAGAAGAACGGCTGGGATCCGTCCTGGTTCGGGGCCGACACTTTTGACTCTGAACTAGTGCGACAGGTTAAGATTTTCCAGAATCAGCACAAGTTGGCTGTGGATGGTTTGGTAGGCCCAACTACATACAGAAGGGCTATGACCAAGCGCGAATCAGAAGACATTGAGGTGGTGGAGACACCTGCCCCAGAGACGGTGACTGTTGATCACATCGTTTGTGATGGCGTCCAAGTCCCCATCAACTGTAATGTTGTGACGATGACCGAGGAGGGTGCTCTTGTGCTCCCCGAGGCGTGTTACAAACAGGCTCCCGCCGGCCGCACACCGACGATGATTGTAACCCATTGGGATGCTGCGTTATCAGCACATTCTTGTTTTAAGATTTTGAAGAAGAGAGAAATCTCTTCCCACTTTGTGATTGATAATGACGGCACCATCTACCAGATGATGGACACCAACGACATTGCGTGGCACGCCCGCGGAGCCAATAACATCAGTATTGGGATAGATTTCAGCAACGCCTATTATGCGAAGTACCAGAAGTGGTATACCAGAAAGGGCTTTGGGCGACGACCCATCCTTGATGAGTCCTACACCCACGGACGCAAGCACCCTCCGCACCTAGGGTACTACCCAAAGCAATTGGAGGCGTATCAAGAGTTATTGCGTGTTTTATGCGCGCATTACAACATTCCCGTTGCTTGTCCGCGAGATTCCAAGGGCGACTACATTACGCGATACCACGTAGATTCGGCGAAGGGCCTCTTCAAAGGAGTGGTTTGTCACTTCAATCTTTCCAAGAAGAAGATTGACTGCGCAGGCCTGAAACTCGGCGAAATTATTAAAGAACTTAACGAAGAATAAAACTATTTAGTAGCATGGAAAGTAGCAAAGACCTCGATCTTCTTGTAGAAGAATATTTCAAGCCAAGAAAGAAGACTCTCCTTAACATGGCCACGCTCCTAGAAATGGTTGAGCAGGCCATGAGCGAGGACGCCGCTCACGCACAGTCAACCATGTCGACCAAAATAGAGGACATGTCTAAGTCGTTCTTGGACATGCTGCCAAAGTTTGAGATAAGTGAAGCCTGGGGGCAAAAGGACACAGATGCCCGCCAACAGTTCGAAGCTTACATGAACAACATCCCTGGGTCGACCATTGAGGATAAGCTGAGATACCTCAACCTTTTCACTGAAAGGGTTCGCCCGGAAAAGTACGAAACACACGAGATCCTTTCTAACTTGATGTTTTTGGATCTCTTGTCGACAGTTGTTAATAACTTCTCCCCCTCCGGCGCCGGCTTCTTGTTTGAAGCGTTTCTTGCGGGACTGCTTAGGGGAACACAGCAGGTAGAAAAGGCTGACGGCGAGCTTCAGATTGACGATTTGAGGGATGCCGAGGGGAAGCCCATCTCACTTAAACTGCTTGTACCGACAACACCTGTAAAGGGCAGTATCAAGAACTTAATTGGGTTCCTTTCTGGTCCGGATGGTCGGGAAGGCATCGAGTATCTTTGTGTGTATAAATTCGGAAAAGACGATACAAAAGGGGTTTCTTTTTATTCTTTCATTATCGACCCAGAAAACATTTATTATTGGCTGGCCAACGAGTTGGACTTTCAGATTCAATTGTCGGAAGCCGCCGATCCTCGCTTGACGCACCGCCGAGACATAGCTGGAAGCAAGGTAGAAAAGATCATGAAAAAGCAGGCCGCCGCCCGAGAATTTGTTAAAGCGGCCATAGCCTTTCAACAGCGCATAGGTCCAAAGATGTTGGCGAAGCTGCTATCCGCTGAGGCCAAGAAGGGTGTGCGAATGATTAAGAAGGCAGCACAGGATTTCGGGTACAAGGCCCCTGCGGAGTTTGATCTGACAGACCAGCAGATGAACGAAATGTCTCTGGATGAGTTGGGCGCCGTCGTCGCAAGGCGGAGAAAGTTCTTCAAGACTATGGATTTCCCAGCGGACCATGAGTTGGGAGATTTCAGGGGTGAGAGCGAAGCAGAGGTGAGTGATACAGCCACACAGGACATCGAATACTTCAGAGAGTTGTATGCGGAGGATCCTCGGGAGTGGGGCCGGCAGTTGGCCGCCCGCCGCGGCATCAGAATGGAGTCCACTAATCCGACCTCAGAAGATTTGCTAACAGAATCCAAAGTGTCGCAGTTTGAGATAAACTCAAGCGATGTCCTCAAGAAAGCTCTGCCCGATGTGTATAAGAAGGTGAGACTCGGTTATTTACAGATTGATAGAGAGAACGCCCTAAGGCTGGCTGAGGAATACACCGATTCATTAAAAGATACTGTTGTCTCGATTTTCGCAGCCCTAGACACGCTCACCCAGGGGATCACGGGCTACTACCTTACCCCGCAAGGAGGCAATCGGTTTGCTTATGGGCAGACTGCGGTGCGAGCCTCCGAAGAGTTGAATGATTTGATTACCGACCCAGAAAAGGGCGTCAAAGAAATATAAATCCATTTAAATTCCTAATAACTCGTGTTACTATAAACTTACCACAGGAGGAAGTGTGTCCAGAGAGTATAGTTCTAACCAAGAATTACAGAACAAGATTTTAGAGGGAGTCAATAAGCTCACAAACAATGTTGCGTCAACGCTTGGGCCGTTGGGTCGCAATGTAATCCTTCATCAGAAGGGCAAGAACCCAATAATCACCAAGGACGGCGTAACAGTCGCAAAGTTTGTTGATCTTTCAGATCCCTTTGAGAATGCTGGCGCACAGATTATTAAACAGGCGTCAGAAAAGACGAACATTGATGCTGGCGATGGGACCACTACGGCCACCGTGTTAGCCCGAGCCATCTACATCAACGCTCAAAAGTATCTTTTGGCTGGCTCGTCGCCCGTTGAGTTGAAGCGGGGAATTGATAAGGCCGTGAAGGAGATCTCCCTTCGGTTGGAGAACCTTTCCCAGCCTATCACCAGCAAGAACGACATTGAGCACGTCGCGACCATTTCTGCTAATGGTGATACATCAATCGGCAACCTCGTCGCAATGGCCATTGACCAAGCGGGCAAGGACGGCTCAGTCACCATTGAGGAAGCCAAGTCCGTTGATACCTCCCTGGACATCGTTGAGGGTTTCCGCTTTGACTCTGGCTATGCCGCTGGTGCTTTCGTCAACAACGAGCGCAGGGGTGTCGTACAATACGAGGATCCCCTCATCTTGGTGTGCGACAGCAAGATAGAAACTGTGGAAGAGATCCTCCCGCTGTTGGAGATCGTAGCCCGGGAGGGCCGCCCTTTCATCATCGTCGCAGAAGAGGTTGAGGGCCAAGCCCTCGCTGCTCTGATTATGAATGCGGTGAGAGGCACTATGAAGGTTGCTGCCGTGAAGGCACCTCGCTATGGCGAGGAGCGTAGAAGCATCCTGGCTGACTTAGCAGTGGCGACAGGAGCAACCTTTATCACTAAGCAATCCCGAATAGATCTTGCGGAGGTGAAGCTAGAACATCTTGGCACAGCTAAGTCAATTGAGGTTGGAAAGAATTTAACAACCGTTGTTGATGCGAAGGGAGACTTTGAGGCGATTGACGAGAGGATTGAGACTCTCAAGGTGGCTCTACAAGAGACAGACAATCTCAAAGAATGCGAGAGAATCCAAGAGCGCATCACACGCCTCCTCAGTGGCGTTGCTATCATCAAGGTTGGTGCTCCTACGGAGATTGAAATGATTGAGAAGAGGCACCGCATTGAGGATGCCTTGGAGGCCGTCAGATCCGCTCAGCAGGAAGGTATTGTACCAGGGGGAGGGGTGGCCCTCCTGCGGGCCATTAAGGACCTTAGCGTGGAGACTGAGACCGAATCGCAGCGCCTTGGCGTAGACATCGTGCTGGACGCTGTGAAGGCTCCTCTGCGCCAGATGGCATTGAACGCGGGCCATTCGCCTGACTTGGTTGTCTCTTTGGTTGAGGCAGAAGAGGGGCCACTAGGGTACGATTATCAGAGTGGGGAGATTGCCGACATGATTAAGCATGGCGTTGTTGATCCAACAAAGGTGACAAGGTGCGCGTTGCAAAACGCCGCCTCCGTAGCAGGAACATTAATCACAACCAACTATGCTATTATAGAAGATTAGACTATTTAAAAGTGCTATGGATGATCATCAAAGTGTTACCCTAATTGAGATTAAGGGCCAAATTCAGCACATTATTGATGGTATTGATACCATCAAAGAGAAGCAAATTGCGTTGGGTGAGGATGTTTCCAGAATCAAGGAGGCAGTCTACCACCCTGACGTGGGACTCTATGCTCGCCTCCGAGAGTTGGATGCGCGCATCAAAGGACTTGAATCGTTCAGGTCAAACACAACTAAAATAATGTGGATGATTATCGTAGGTTGCGTCACATTAGCATTCGCTGTCTTTCAGAAACAAATTGTAAATTAATACTTGACTAGTGTACATTTTCTTGGTATACTGATTCTAGATTTAGGAGAAAATCGTGAAAATCAAAATCGCAGAAACCATTGACGTCGCCGAACTATCGACTCACCTTCAACAGATGATGGAAACCATCAAGAATCAGGTGGTTGATAGTTTGACTCTGTGTGACCCTGTTACCGCAACGGTCACCAGTGCGTCAGACACCGGAGAGAACCTTGACACAGCCCAGCAGAACGTGGCTATGTTGCGTCAACAACTCTTCAACATAGATGTGAAGTTGGAGGATATCCAGATGATCTTGTCTGGATACAACAATGTTATTAACCCTACGACAACAGAGGAAAATGATAGTCAAACTGATTGAGGTAGTGCCGAAGAAGGAGGCCCAAACACTTGGTACTCTGCCTGAGGTAAGTTATTCTTTGAGAGAAGTTTTTGTAAATTCAGACCAAGTGGTGTGTTTGCGCGCCGACGAGGCTGTGAAGCAACATTTGCGTGAGGGAAGGATGCCTGACTTGGATCAAGGGCAGAGTTTCACACGCATCCATATGAACCGGGGCAACTCCGGGTTGGACGTGGTAGTTGTGGGCTCGCCTGATGTTGTGGAAGAGAAGATCTTCAAGACCCGAAGCCGACTTTTGAAGGGGTAGAGTTATGGAACCGATTGAATGTAAGTTGAAAGTTCTTTCGGAAAAGAATGGCAAGCCTAAGGTTGGCCATTATCTGAGGACATGGTACAATAACGCCCCTGGTATTGGAAGTAAGACTTTCCCTGTGGGGCTTCGCATTGAGGTAGAGAACCTTGAAGAGCTTCTGTCACAAGAGCGAGAGCCACAAGAGATTGCCTTGGGTTGTGTCGAGTTTCTGAACATTATTAAACAGCCAAAGCGCGGCCGCCGAAAGAAGAGCCCTCCCTACGGCAATCTCCGACTATACTTCAGTAAGATCCCCAGTTGGGAGCGCCCCAAGGGCCGTAAGCGGATTACGGAAGAAGGGAGAGTACACATCCGGGAAGATGAAGACGGCAAGTATTTGGCAATCGTAGCCTTGACGGACAACAGAAAGGTTAAGGCTTTTTCCGGAACTGCTCTCAAAAGATGACAGGAGAGCCTCTGGCGATCCCTTCCCGCTCTTCCTTGGAGGAGATACGAGAATCTTCTCTTCGATACCAGGAGCGCATCTGTGCGCTCCTAGAGGCTCCGTTTCGAACCGATGATCTTTATCTCACGTATTTGATGGAGATTTACGCTGTCGCTGGAAACTTGAATTTTGTCATTGATGAGTACATGTACGGAATTGAACCGGGCGATGAGGTGTATCTTACAAAAGAGGATCTAAACCCTATCACCTCTTTTACCCGGGCAATGGCATCTGGCGTACGCCTGCTGAGAAGGGATTATAACGTCTCTTTGATCGAACAGTGACTTTTTTTAAAAAACCTCTTGACATCCTTTTTGACGGTGCTTATATTATAAGTGTCCCGAGAGGACTAAAACGAACTGTAAAACAGGAGGAACCAAACAAATGAATAACCTAGTTCGATACGCCAATGCCGACCCACTCTTCGGAATCTTTGAAGATTTTTTCCGTCCCACCACTATTACACGCACACCCACCTTCACCAATCGTCAAGTGCGTGTTGAGCATTTCGACAATCGTACAGAGATTAGTGTTGCCGCACCAGGGGTAGCACAGTCCAGCTTCAACGTTGATCTGTCCAACAATACCATCACCATCGGCTACGCGGCCGCTGAGGATGATGATACTTACTTCACGAAGAGTTCTTACACTCGCTCTTGGCGTGTTGCCGAGGGAGCGACGCCCGATGACATCACGGCGACTTACGAGAACGGCATTCTGATGGTCACGATTGCGCGACCTGAGGTTGACACCACGACTACTAGCATTCCAGTTAGTTAAAAACGACAGTAACAAGACATTAGTCCTCTTTGAGCCCCCCATTCGGGGGGCTCTTTTTTTATGTTATAGTAATGTTTTAAACTATTTATAGGACGGGAGTATAATATAAAAATGGGAATGAAAAGTGTCTTTGATAGTTGGCGTTCTTTTTCGGCCAACCCTATCACTATTGACGAACAATTATTAATTGAGAGTCGCTACACTGATGCGGTGGCTTCTGCTACGAACTGGAAGAAGATTATCGACAGAGACGTTATGCCTCACATTAAGCCAGAGGCGTTGGAAATTGTGACCGACGCCGTCACATCGGCGCTTAAAGCGGCGTCGGAGGCTGATCCTAGTGGTAAAAATAAATACCTTCCTTGGTTCGCGAAGTATCTTAAAGACTGGACAAAAGAGACTTTCAGACATCTCTCTCCACGCCTAAGTGCCAAAGCCCAGGCAACGCTTGAAGCCGGCAACGAGTTGCTTGATACAGAGGACGCTACTTCTCTTGGGCGCTACATAAGAGAACACGGCGATCGCCTTGTCCGGGCCCTTCCGAAATTCCACAAATACTCGGAACGAGGCCTGATTAAGAAATCTATTGATGAATTTGAAGATACCTATGAAATACAGACCGCAGTATACGAGGCCGAACGGGAAGAGACCAGGCGTGATCAGATGGAGCGTATGCGTGAAGAGGCCAGAAGCACCACAGAATACATAGAGGACACCGATGACTATGGAATTCTACGCCCAGAGAGCGAAGAGGCTGCTTGTTATTTCGGCCAAGGAACGAAGTGGTGTATCGCATACACCGAAGCTTATAATCACTTTAACGACTATCGGGATAAGGGCGCCGCGTTTTATTTCGTCACCTTCAAACACATTCCGCAAGATTTTGATGATAGGAAGTTGGCCCTGGTCTACGACCCCAACAGTTATGGAGAGCCAGACACAGTTTGGGATCGCGCTGACGATGAGATTGGCTCCGGCGGCATCCATAATGCCGCCAGGCTTAACGTCTTTTACAAGGGACTGAATGGTATAGACTCTTATAAAAAGCTCAAAAAGAAAAATCCTGAGCAGTTTGCCGAAGACGCGGGATACGACTTCGCCCAAGAGGCATTAGAGGGTCTGAGTGAGGGTCAAGGCGGCATCGAGTTTTGGAGATTGTGGGCCGAAGGTTATGGGCTTGATCTAACAGAGATAAGTTTGGACGACCTCACTGAGTTGGCGTCTCTGGTCGAAGAACTGGTGGACGAACAATCCGGCGACATCATAGGTTTAACGGCACAACACCACCAGGACAACCCCGGCGGGCCCGACCCGGAAGACTTTAATAGAAAGCTGCGCGAGTATGATTTCGCCCATTTGTGGGTCCAGCACCACCTCGACGAAGGCTATTCGAGCTGGGAAGGTGGGTGGAGCTTTGAACCGGATGTGGCAGAGGAGAGTGTTTTAGACGAAGAAAAGTTCGTCACGGCGATTGAGAAGATTCTCGATGAAGAAGGGATCTATGTCGATGGGGCAGAGTGGGATAGGTACGACGAGGCCGTGCGAATTGAGTTTAGGCCCGACGATTACAGGGAGGCCTCAGGCCTAGAAGGTTACGAAAACTTCCTGGACAGGATGGCCGACTATGATCGGAAGCTGGAAGACATAATGCGAGACGAAAAGGCATTGAGGAATGCTTTCGTTGAGCACGGTGCGATCTGGTCCCCGGACGTACAGAAGTATGTAAAGGTATTTGAAGATCTTGAGTTAGACAACTTTGAAGTTGAATACGATAACGAAGAAGTCTCTTTTTCCGCCCAACTGCGTCCCCGTATTGAAATCCCCCAGTGGATACTTGACGCACCCAATCCACAAGCAGTTCTGAGCGACGTCTTCACCTTCTTGGAGCGCCACGGTCATACAAAGAAGTTGATCGGTGATCGTGTTGTTGGCGTTCTTGAAGATACTTTGAGCCAAACCTTGGACGACCTCACTAGGCAGATGGAACTTCCCTTTGGCGGTGATGAGGAGGCTGCTGAGAAACGGGAAGAAGAGACCTGGCAAAAGGCCGCAGAGGAATTGGGGTTTGGCCGCGACGATAATGTGAGTGTGCTAGTGCTTCCCCGCGCCGATTCAGCCGGCTTCCGAGGTGCGCACGTTGAGGAAGAGGGCGGAAAGAAGTATGTAGTGCCCAAATGGTACATAACAATTGATCTGATTATGGACATGGAGCACCAAGAAGGTTTCAAGGCCACCGAGGAAGACGCACAAATCGTTATGAACTTCGCCAAGTATCTTGATCAACAAGAGGTCTTTAACAAGATACAGCAACTTCTGCAAGTTACGATCACAAAAGCTCTCAACAACATTGACTATCCAGAATTGTCCGATCCACAATACCAGTTGGGCGTAGCCGATGTTCAAGAGCGACAGATTCAGGAGATCCACAAACTATTAAATCCCTCTTATGAGGCACAGCACGATACTTATAAGGAAAAGGCTGAGGCTCTGATGAGGGAAGTCTTTAGTGAAGGAGGGTGATGCAATAATTCTTTGCTATGGCGAATAAAAAGCTCTCTACCTCATACCGCAAGCTTAAACATAAATACGAATACTTGACGTTAGAGTTGGAGGAGATGGAGGAGGAGTTTGGGACTAGGGCACAAGAGTTTGAAAAGGATTTTGAGGAATTCTATAAACTGTTGAGCGATGAGCAGAAGCAGGCAGTAGACGACGCCCAGAAGAGGAAGGACGAAGAACTGTCTACAAAACGATGCGAATCCAAAAATGAGCCAGAACCAAAAACACAAAGGCAAGAATTAAAGAAAATCTATAAGGAAATAGCAAAGCAAATACACCCCGATAAGTTCGCTCTGCGCTCCAAAGAGGTACAAGAAGAGAAGAAGGCACTGTTTCAGAAGGCTTATGAACATTATGAGGATGAGAATCTTGTTGCATTAGAAAGAATCGCAATAGAGCTTGGCATTCAGATAGATCCTCCGTCAGAAGGGCACATAGGTATAGTGGAGGGACAGATTGCGAAGACCTCGTCTCAACTGAGTGGCATCGCAAGCAGGATTGGGTGGGGATACGGCGAGTTGAAAGATAAGTCAGCCAAGGCCTCTATGATGAAGCAGTATTTTGAGGCTATTCTGAGGGGAGAGATATAGATTTAACAACTGGGCGAATTTGTGGTAATTTATTATTATGACAAGCAAGATCATTGAGGACATACAAATTCTCAAAAATGTTTGTGAACCGTGCGCACCTGGAGAGTCGAAGGATGTTGTTGAAAAGCTCTTCCTAACATTGTCGGCTTCTGATAGTGGTATCGGCCTAGCAGCCAATCAGATTGGCATAGCAAAGCGGGTCTGCGTGGTGAACGTGCGTGAGCCAATTGCTCTTGTTAACCCAAAAATAATAGGAGCTTTTGGGAAGATCATGTTTGATGAGGGTTGTCTTTCTTTCCCGGGCCAAACTGTTCGCACGCTTCGTTCGTCTAAAATTTTAGTTGAGGCTGACAATCTCCCACACCCAAGAGAGTTCGGATCAAAAGATTTAAATGATTTTGAAAGTCTATTAGAATGCATATGTGTCCAGCACGAAATTGATCATCTGGATGGCTTGACTATGTTTGATCGAGAGTTCAGAGGTAATTTCAATAACATGGAAGAATTGGAGAACAAAGAATGAAGAAATTATTATTAGTATTGGCGCTGCTGCTGTCCACAGGGTGCGCCAATCAGGTTCGCTGGGCAAAGGCAAAGTACAATGTCTCCATCGACGCAGTTTTGGAGGAGTGTACGGCGAAGGAGAATTATGTACTCCAAGTATTCCGCGAGAACTTTATGGCCTTTCGGTATACTGAATGCCTAGGCGTTGTTGACATGTTCGCCGTCGCCTGGAAGGGGGTTGAGCACCCGGAACTTGAAGATAAGTTGTCCGACATTTTGATGCTTGAATACCTTCGGCTTCATAACGAGAACAATGAAAATAACCAGTTGGGGTATGTTTTTATAAAGCACGCTATTGATGAGGAGACTGGTCTGGAAGTGAAGTACTGGTATTTCCTAGACATGTCTGAGCAATAAAATGACTAAAACCACCACATCCAAAAAGAAGAAAGAGAAGGTAGAGGCACCAGAGGAAACTACGAGCGCAGAAGATTTGATCCCCAAGTCGCCACCGAAGTTGGCCGCACAAGGCATCCGTGCTTTTACGGTCTGCCGCCAGGCAGACGAGACAGGCGTCTCTGGTGAAGGGATTGTTATTGAGGGCGTTGTGCTAGCGACGGGACAGTGCATTGTCCACTGGCTTTACCCGCCACCTCGTGGAGGCATCGCTGTGTTTGACAGCATGTCCGATTTTGTAAAGGTCCACATCGAGCCTCACCCTGATAACAAGACAATTATCACTTATCAGGATGGTGAGCAGGTTACTTTTGGAGAATAAAGTGAAGTTTGATTTGACAGACGAACAATTCAAGGAAGCGGCCAAGCAGATGTCTGCGATGACTGCGTTAATTGAGGCGGCAGAGTGGGACGAGGACAGGGCTTATAAGCTTTTCGACTCAGCCTTCAACGCACTCACAACCTTGTATGAATACAGTCTGCACGACCCCACCATCATCACAGGGGAGGGCGAATACAGAAGGCTACTGAGGCTCAACATGAGCATGGAGTGTAGCGATCTTGAATTTGAAGCAGCCATGGAGCTTTTGGACGGAGAGCTTCAGCGAGGCCTGCGCGCTGCTGGCTACGCCATTTAGCTATGCTTTATGTGTTTGATATTGACGGGACACTCACTCCCCACCGAGAGCCCGCTGCGGATGAGTTCGTACAGTTCTTCATAGAGTGGGGAAAGGATAAGAAATACTACCTCACTACAGGGAGTGATTTTAAGAAAGTCGAAGAACAGTTACCTCGCGTACTCCTTACGCCAGCCGCAGCAATCTTTTGCTGCATGGGGAATCAATGCTATGTGGATGGTCGCCTAGTTTACGAAAATAACTTTTCACCTTCGCAGGATTTGATTGAGGCACTCACTGCCGTTTTAAATTCTAGCCCCTTTCCACTGCGTCTGGGTAATCACATAGAGATGCGCACTGGGATGCTGAACTTCTCTGTGGTAGGTAGGAACGCTGACGCCACTCAGCGTGAGATCTATTACGAACACGACAAGATTGCTCGCGAAAGGGAAGCGATTGTTTATGAGCTAGGCGAACAATTCGAGGACCTAGACTTCACGATTGGCGGCAAGATAAGCATCGATGTATATCCCTCTGGCAACGATAAATCGCAAACAATTAACTGGATCATAGAAAACGAGACTCCCCAGCCCATAATCTATTTTGGAGACAGGTTAGAAGAGGGTGGCAACGATTATCAGGCGATCGTTGAAATGCAGAAATATCAAGATACTTCTTGGCACAATGTCTCTAATTGGCGAGAAACAATGGAGCTATTAAAAAACTATGACCTAGTTAAAAATAAGGATGTTATATAGATTATTAAAGGGCCTACCACTACTACTAACTTTAACAATCATAAGCGGATGTTCGTGCGAAGATCTTAACCTACTCGGCGGCACATCCACCGACTCCTTCCCACCCGACACTACTTGTAGTCTAGAAAACACCAGCGCAGAGGCAGACCCCGAGATTCCTGAGCTTTGTGATGGACTCGACAATGATTGCGATTGTATTTCCAAACCTTTCGAAGAACAAGATTCCAATGGGGACGGTACCCCGTGCGGATACGGGGACGATGGCGTGGACGAGGGGTGCGAGTGCTGGCCCGCGGGGAAGGAGTATTCGGTTGACTGGGCTACTACAAGCAAAAGAAAGTGCTGGCTGGATGAAGAGGGTAGAGAACTAGGAACTATTGAGGACCACTCAAATCGGACCGGCGCCCTCCTTGGACAATGCGTTTATGGCGATCAGGTTTGCCGACCACTTCCCCGGGGTGGTTCTGAATGGGGATCGTGGCTGGACGGTCACGACCGTATTGGGGGTACTGAAGACGATGAGTGGGTGTCGGGTGCTTGCCTAGGCGCACAAGGGCCGGCCACAGAATTGTGCGATGGCCTCGACAACAACTGCGATGGCCACACGGACGAGGGACTGAAGAGGATGTGTTGGTCAGGCCCCTCAGACCGCGATGGTACCCCACAAGACTGGCTTGTGTTTAACAGTCCGGAAACTTCCGACACACCTTGTAGAACAGGAATTGAACTATGCGCCGATGGTGCCTGGTCGGGGTGTATGAACGAGGTGCTACCGTCTCAGGAAGTTTGTGATTCCGTTGATAATGATTGCGACGGACAAGTTGATGATAACCCACAGGGTGCTGGTACCCAATGTGGACTTACCGATGTGGGAAGTTGTACTTACGGTTCTCTCTCTTGTAACGGGCAAGACTTAATGTGTATTGGCGATACACCCCCAGAGGTGGAACAGTGCGACGGTCGCGACAACGACTGCGACGGAACCATTGACGAGGGTCTACTACGACCTTGCGAGAATGAGTGTGGCTCAGGCTTTGAGACCTGCCGAGTCGGCTGGTGGGGAGGGTGCTCCGCCCCGCTGCCTCAGGAAGAGATTTGCGATTCCGAAGACAACGACTGCGACGGATCTGTGGATGAGGGGTTGGAGTGCACGTGCCCTCCCGAGTTCTTGGGGATGCTGTTGCCGTGTCAGAATAACCCTATGTTAACGTGCGGCTCTGGTTTTATGGAGTGTGTCTGTGTTGATGATGAGTGTAGCCGCACAGCATTCACCGAGTGTATGGCTATGTGCGCCTTTGAGCAGCCGCGAGATCCGGCGTGCGACGTTACTGGTGGTGCACCTCAGGAAGAGGACTGTAACGCTTGGGACGATGATTGCGACGAAGAGATAGATGAAGGCCTTCTCGCACGCTGCTACACGGGGCCCCCTGGTACCGAGGATGTTGGGGAGTGCGCAGCCGGCCAAGCTACGTGTAGTATGGGACGCTGGGGTGGGGAATTGGATGGTGTTTTTGTAGATGGCTATTGTGCTGGACAAGTCCTCCCGGAGGACGAAACCTGTAACAATCTCGACGACGACTGCGACGGCGACATAGATGAGGATTTGGACGCGCACGACACGGTTGACATGATTTTCGCCATTGACCGTAGTGGATCAATGTGCGGTAAGATTCGTGCTCTCCGAGACGCGATCCGACCCTACGTGCTGGAGTTCGCAAACACGCCCCATCGCTTTGCCTTGGTAAACATCCCCGGTCGCCAGCCAGTAATCACACCAGACATACACATTGATTTCGTTGACTCACTAGCCTTCGCCAATGCCTTGAATACTTTGACTTGTGATTTCTGGAACGAGGAGCCACAGTATGATGCCGTGGAATCCATCGCCACGAACAGTATTGGTTTGAGCTTCAGGGACGATGCGTGGCCGATGGTTGTTGTGATGTCAGACGAGCACGCGCAATCATTGAGGGACCCGCGCCTGATGGCTGCCGATGTACGCGCCGCACTAACCCCCTGTACGGTTGGGAGTTGCGAGGCCGCAGATACTCTGGAAGTTTATGCCATAGTGCCGCAAGGGACGTACACGCAGTGGTGCGCCCCGGCCAACATAGCGCAAGCGTGTTACGGATTATACAGCGGGATAAGTTCAGGTACAATAAGGGGATATTTAGACGATATATTTAGCGACGTTTGCCGATAGGAGGAATAAAATGTGAAGTGGTTTACGCTTTTATTAACTTTTACTTTAGTTTCGTGTGCTCATCAGGAGACAACTTATGTATATAGTGCGCCAACGACCCCGGCGGACCCTGTATACCGTGGAGTGGCTCAAGTCTATTTAGAGCACGATGAAGGTGTCGCTACTGGCGCTGGCTTTGTTATAGGGTCTGCCGGTGATGATGTCTTCGTGATGACAGCGGACCACATTTGTTTGAAAGTCGGCCGCCCAGCGAAGGTGGCCACGATCCCTCCACACGAAGGTGTGAGAGAGGAGTTTGGTGGCAGAGTCGTCTATACAGCGGAGGACGGAGATGCTTGTATAGTCCGTGTTTTTATGGCCATCGACGCGTTCAGTGTTCTCACGCTGGCGCCCAATGCGCCCCGTACAGGCGATCGTGTGCACACCATAGGTGCTCCATCGGGGACCTTTCCCACCAAGACAAGCGGGTGGGTTGTTGGTCACGACTTTCTTGGAACTGAACTTGATTTGAGTGGAGACCCAAAGATGGTGCTTATGACATCAATCCCCGCATACGCAGGGAACTCAGGAGGCCCGGTGTACAACGAGAGGCACGAAATAGTTGGAATGATTTCGGCCGTTCATTCTCGGTATCCTCACTCGTCCATCTCTGTGCACATAGAGTTTCTGCGAGAGCACATCAATACCTACTTTGAATCAATAAAGTAATAAGCACTTTCGCTGGCTTAAAACTATTTATATCTACTGGTATAATGTAGGAATACGTATGAGCGATTACACACAAAAATGGAAAGAGTTTCTTTTTGAGTTGAAGGACCCCAAATCAGGGTACGAGTATCAATCCTTTGAGACACACATCCGAATCAAGAAGAACAAGGACATCGGCGGCGACAAGTATGAAACCATTGGAGAGATCCGTTCCATCCCCGGGGTGACTGTTGTTTCATACTTGCCGGGGTCTGGTACCGAAGACGCCAGCAACTATTATGATACTATCCGGGTTAAGTTTTGTTGTATGCAAAGCGTACGCATTTCTCCTCGCTCCTACGTCAGCAAGATCCTGCGTCCCGCAGTGAACAACATTAAGGGCATCCGGGTGTTGAAGGTGGTGGGCCGAGTGCGGAGAGTTGCCTAAATGAAGAAGATTGTTTCCCTTGAAGAATATATGGACGCCGAAAACGTTGACGTGTCCAGCTTCAAATTCCACGACGAACTGAACACAAAGTTCTGGTCCCCCGTCAAAAAGCTTGATCCCGTCATTTCTCAACGGCTCCTAAAAATTGCCTCCCAGTTTTTTGAGAATTTGGACCTTCCTAACGTCCAGATTAAAGACATAAGATTTACTGGGTCCTTGGCCAACTATAATTGGTCCAACTACTCTGACGTGGATTTACACATCGTCGTCAACTTCGCTGATGTGGATGAGAACGAGGACATTGTTCGGGACATGTTCAATGCCCAAAAGGCCCTTTGGAACAAGCGACACGACATAAAGATCTTCGGCTTTGAGGTGGAGATTTATGTTGAGAACGAGGACGAGACGCACCATTCCTCAGGTGTTTATTCTATCTTAAATAATAACTGGGTCGTAGAACCACAACCCCAAGAGCCCCAGGTAGATTGGCATTCCGTCAAAGGCAAGGCAGCCTCCTTTATGGATCAGATTGATCGCGCCAAGCTTCTTTACAGCGAGGCCAACTACGAGGAGGCACTAGCGACAACACGCTACTTGAGCGACAGAATAAAGAACTATCGCAGAGCAGGCCTGGACTCTCCCGAGGGCGAGTTTTCGGTTGAAAACCTTGTCTTCAAAGTGTTGCGCCGCAATGAATCACTAAAAGACCTAATGCGCTTGAAGGTTGATTCTTATGATGCTGTGATGAGTGTCCAGGACAAACAACGTCCACCAGAGGGAAATCAGTTTTACGGCAATGTTGACCGGTATACGGAGCAGGCCGAGCCGCCGCAAGACCGCGGCAAGTTCCAGCGCGCAGTCAAACGTAAACACTCAAAGAACCGCCTTACCACCAAAGGCAAGAAACGCAAGAGCGTTCCCTTCACGGTCAACCCCTCAAAGCAGCGTGGAAAGAGCGCACCTCCCATCGGAGAAGTTGAACAACTTCAAGAGAATGTGGTAGAATCTCCTTTGAACTATTGGAGTGAAAGGTGGGAGTGGCTTGTGAAGTGATCGTCTCTTTGTGGCTAGCCAATGTATAGTTGGTTCGCCGGAGACGGTCGCGTTGTTGATTATGCCCAGATAGTAGACGCGATTGAGCAGCATCATCTTGCTGATGGTACCGTATACATCGGATCAGACACACAGCCCCATAATGGCGGTTGTATAATGTCTTCGGCTATCGTGCTTCACGGAGCCTACAATCAGCGAGGTGGAAAATACTTTATAACTCGCGAGGTTTTATCTTCTCGCGAGATGACCGTTCTCGCTACTCGCATCTTGGCCGAAGCCGATAGAACTATTCGTATTGCTCAGGACATCGCCACATTGTTTCCAGGTTTGAAGATAGAACTACACGTTGACGTGAGCAATACAGACAAGGAGACACCAACCAGTAACCTAGCCAGTATGATAGTCGGGTACGTCACTGGGAATGGTTTTGACTGTAAAATAAAGCCCGAAGCCTTTGCGGCAGCATCTGTCGCAGATAGACACTCAAAGGTGAGAAAGAAAGATGATTGAAAGGATTGTCGGAGACACACCCCTGGTTAAGTTGGGACCCTCGTTGTACGCCAAATTAGAAACTTATAATCCCTCTGGCTCAATTAAAGACCGGATGGCTTTGTACATCATCAAGGAAGCCGAGGGCCGAGGAGAACTTGAACCGGGCGACACAATTGTGGAAGCCACTAGCGGTAACACTGGGATCTCAATGGCGATGATTGGAGCGTCCAGAGGGTATGAAGTCATTATCATAATGCCGAGGAATATGAGCGAAGAACGCAAGCAGATGATTCGGGCTTATGGCGCAAAGATAATTGAAGTGGGCGACAACGCTTTTCTTGACGCTATTGAGTTGAAAGAAAAGATGTGCGCCGAGGGTGGTAAGGGGTTTTATAATCCAAGACAGTTCTCTAATCCAGACAACATCGCCTGCCACGTCAAGACCACGGCACGAGAAATCCTTGACCAACTTCCTGCGTACCGACGCCCCTCCGCTATTGTGTTGGGATCAGGCACCGGTGGAACTATAATGGGACTTCATAAGAGATTGATCAGGAGGTTTTCTGATCTACGTGTAGTTCAGGTGTGCCCCGAGGAAGATAATCTTTCTCACGGTATTCAAGGGATCAACGATGGAAAAGACTTTTTGTTAGATCCCAAGATAGTCAACGAAGTTATAAAGGTGAGTACGAAAGACGCAATAGAAAGAGCCAACAGGCTAGCCCGTGAAGATGGGTTGCTCGTTGGAATAAGTTCAGGCGCAAACGTATTAGCATCTGAACGGTGGGCTGCTAAAAGAAGTCTGAATGGAAACATCGTGCTGACTATCCTATGCGACCGCGGCGAACGGTATTTGTCCTGTTACTAACTATTTATTGATGCTATGAAAATGAAGGGGATGACGATGTATGTGCTTAATTTGTGTAGAGATGGACAGGGAGCGTCTTACGTTTAACGAGGCATGGCGAAATTTCAGAGAAATGCGAGAAGGTTTGGACGAGGAACACAAGAAAATAGTTAAACAGAAGTTAATAGATAAGATGGTTGAGGAAAATAAGAGGAATGAAGAGACATAACGAAGCAAAGTGGCGAAGGCTTGTAAAAGAGTCGCGAATGGACGAAATGGCCACCCGTTGGAAGACAGAGTTGGGCAAGTTAGGGGCGAAAGGCCCCTACCGCCTAGAATCTGGCGAAATGGGAGGAACGGACGACGTTCTACGTCAGTACGTTGTTCCTACTGGCGAAAAGCCCACTCACTTCATTCACTTTGGGAAGATTGAAGCAGAGCGCGAGTGGGACCGATCCAAACAAGGCCCCCAATTTAAGTTTGGAGTAAACCCAACCACACGATTCAGTACTCCGATCGGAATTTATTCTTATCCCCTCAATCAAACTATTTTTGATCAGTTTCTTGACGGCACTCTCCCATTTGCCCAGGGCCAGCCTTTTATTATGTTGTTTAAGGTAGCGGAAGGTGTGCCCGTAATCTATACCGCCGAGGACATTCCGCTGGATGAGTACGATGAGTACGTCGAAGCACTCCTTTCAGACGAAATGATGGATTCCGAAAGGAAAACAAGGTATGCCCGCCGCGCGCGCGCGCTGCGCCGCGGATGGGCCCCATCGACGGGCCAACCTTATGATCCCCCGCTTGACTGGTTGCGCCTGGCAAGGGACCCCTCCACCTCGACTGGCCCGGGCGACACTGCCGTGACGAGATCCGAAGATGCTACCAACCGGTATCTCAAGTTTCACATGGGCACCGCGCTGCCTTTCCCACCCGAGGAGAGCAAGGCAGCCCATTTGTGGGGTCTGGCGCGCAATGCTGCTCAAGAAGACCCGATGCGCTGGAACGCCATAATGCGTAAGCTGGGCATTGCCGGTGTTGTGGACGACGCCGGCGTAGGTTTTATTCACCCTAACGAGCCCCTGCAAGCCGTCTTCTTTACCATGGCTGATCCCGAGCGAAATTTAGAATTAGTGGAGGTCCTTCCCAACACCCACACACCAGAAAAGATTAAGAGGCGCGCCAAGATCGGCGGTGCGCGAGAAATGCGAGAGTTGGTTCGGGAGTTGGTCGCAGACATCAGCCCAGACCCTACACATCCACAATTACGAGTGACTCAGGACTTTATTGATGGTTTGATAACTTTTGTGGGCCTCAAAGGTGATGACTGGATGTTTAATCCTGGAAATGAAGAAACTGATTTCGCCAAAACACTTGAATTGTTGAAGGGCGAGGGCGAGGTACTCATAATAGAATACCTCGTTCATCGCTACCTTGCACACATTGGGCACGAAATGAGAGAGGCTTATTTTGAATGGAAGGATCTTCTTCCGCATCGCGACGCCAATCGCCACCCGGCGCACGATTACTTTCGCGAGGTAAAAGAAAAAATAGATGATAAGTTTCGCAACTACGGAATGTCACCAGTATTGAAGAGGGGGATAGAGGTAGGTCAAGCTTCTGCCCGTGAAGTTATGAGTGGAAAGTACCGACAGATGAATGCTATGCTTGACGAATACAAAGAAACCTTCAAGAATTGGATAGAGCTGGCCAAAGCAGGCAAAGACCACACCGGCGCGCCACTGGTTAGCAGACCACCTCGTCGCCCGCCGCCCTTTGGCCTGGGGCATGTGGCGGATGGTTCGGGGGAATAACCTTATATGTTTCTGGACATTAAAGAAATAGAATCACTACTTGTTACTCTCTTTGGCAACTACGGGTGGTTCTTTGTTGCTGCCTTCGTTTCTCTTTTGGTTAAGGATTTGGTGGCCAACGTTCTTGCTGGCACATTGTTTATGATTGGGAGTGATTTTAACCCCGATGACATAGTTTATATCGGAGGAGTAAAGAAAGCAAGAATCGTCCGCCAGACTCCCACCAAAACAGTTTTTCATTTATTAGAAACAGACAGAAAATTAATTGTTCCCAATACGGGCCTTTACGGCCTCAGGGTAGAAAAGGTTCTTCCCAGTAACGGAGGACCGAAGAAAGGAGGAAAAAAGTAAGTGGGGTAGTAGTTGTTGTTTTAGGGGCGATAGCATACGCAAACATCGCCGAAGTATTTATTCATAAGTTCTTGTTACACACGCTTGGCAAGAATAAGGGATCTTATTGGTCTTTTCATTTCCACGATCATCACAAACGCGTAACAAAATCCCGAGGGCACGATAACACTTATAAAGATGGTAACTTCTACGGAAAAGAAATCTTTGTTGGTATCGTCCTCATTCTCTCGCACGCTCCTCTCTTTTATGTTTCTCCAACTTTTGTCTTGACATTATACACATATATGTTATTATATTACTGGGCTCACACCAAATCACATATGGATGTGGAGTGGGCCAAGTGTTGGCTTCCGTGGCATTATGACCACCATCTAGGACCGAAGGAGGCTAACTGGGGAGTTCTACTTCCCTTCGCTGATTGGCTGTTTGGGACACGCGTTAAGTACTACGGCACCGAGAAGTATTACCGGGATGAAACGAAGAGAAGAAACTATTTATAAGATATGAAACTTCTATTCGAAAATTGGCGGAAGTATTTGAATGAGCGCGTCCTTGACGACGATCCCGACCTTGGTGATGACGGAGAAAGAGAGACGGAACAAGTTCCGCTCGCTGATGACCCGATCGTTCATCACAATCGGAAAATGTTAAAGATTACCCCCACGACGCAAGGTCCTGACGCGATGGAGAAGTTCGCTCTTTGGGATCTTGACGAGGAAGAATTGATTCAATTAGTGGGAAGTATACCGCCTCTGCGGACAAATAAGATTCTTAAAGTCATCGGGAGCGGCACCAAGAAGATTGCCTACCGGCTGGACAACGATCACATTTTTAGTCTATTTCGGAGTGGATACGGCGGTGGAGAGTATGATGATCTAGATTGGTATGCTGGTATTCAAGACAGACAGTTTAAGGGAGAGTCCTCAACGGACGAGCCGGCAATTCACGACTATGGGGAAGTTCCTTTCCCTGATCAATCAGGCCGTGACCTAAAATACGTTGAAATGAGTGGAATTATACCGTTGTCTGATGCTGCCCCGCACAGCCTGGGAAAACTGCCCGAGTTTGATTTGATGCGTCTTGACTTTGACATTCACCAACTGGCGCAGTTTGTGGAGGCCGCACTTTATCACGGGGCTCTCTTAAAGGACCCCAATCGGAGCGTGGATGAGAAAGTGGAACTGGTTCAACACTGGTGGCGCAACAGAAAGAGCTTGCCTTTTGCGGAAGAAGAAGATATACTTGATATGGAGATGGGCGTACTCACTCCCGACCTAACAATGAATTTGATTAAAACACTTACCAGACTCGCTGTGCGTCTCAGGACAACGCACGTCCTCCAAGACGTTCATCCTGGTAATCTCGGAATGAGCATAGAAAGCCCAGATGAATTTGTGGTGATTGATATATGAAACTCCTACTTGAAAATTGGCGAAAGTATTTGAATGAAGAGAAGAAACCTTGCGACGAGTTCGTGTGGCATGGCTCTGCTGTAAAATTTGAAGGTCCAGTGCAAGCTCGACAAGCCGAGGATATCGGCGGCGCTCCAGAACAAAACCTTAAAGCAGTATACGCAACTGAGGACAGGAATCAGGCAATTATGGCTGGTTTAGTGGGAAGAGATTCCGATGGGTCGTGGCCTGATGTTTTCACCAACGTTAGCGCAAAGCCACTTCAATTAGTAGTTGTTAAAGGGAAGATACGTCATGGGGAGAAGGTTTTTTTGTACAAATTGCCAAAAGATACCTTTAGAAATACTGGCGTGCCGAGAGATAAACCGGAATGGGTTTCAGAGGTTGATGCGCAAGTGTGTGACGTCGAAGAGGTGAATGTAGATGATTACTCACATCTAGTCAGGGAAGCAACCCCAGAGGATTTAGAATTTTATGAGAAACATGGGGGTGTAATAAGTAAATGAAACTCCTACTTGAAAATTGGCGAGAGTTCTTAACAGAACAGAACATAGCGTACTCTGGAATAGTTTTGGACGACGCCTCGAAGGAAGCGCTTTTGAGCCTTCCAATTCCAGAAGGGTGGGAACCCGTTGCTCACCACATGACTATCACATTAGGATCTTTGGTACACAAGAAAGGTAAGCACGACTTCTCACAGACTTATCCTGCGGGTTCAGAGGTGGAACTGCCCGTTGTGGCTGTCGGGCAAGATGAGAGAGCTATGGCTGTAAAGGTTGAGGCCCCAAGCGAAATCAGTAAGAAGATTTCCTTTCCGCACGTTACTGTTGCCGTCAATCGCGAAGGGGGAGGTAAGCCCTTCCATTCCAACAAGATACCGGAGGAAAACTTCGAGCCCTTGTCGGGCATTATGTTGAGGGGTGTTGTCGAGGAAGTTCCACAATGAAACTCCTACTTGAAAATTGGCGAGAGTACAACCGCTTAAATGAGAGAATCAATACTCTTGATCCCGATACCGGAAAACGTTTTGTCCTTGACCTCTTGAAAGAGGTGGGTGAGAGTGATAACACCATTCAGATCCCCGAGGAAGAACTAGCAGCCATCAAGGAATGGGGAGGTTTGGAAGGCGAACCGTCCTTCTTGGGTCAGGGCTCGCGAGGAAAGGCGTACAGGTTTGGAGACAAGGTTCTCAAATTTACGAACGACCGTCGCGAGACAGAAGGTGCTGCCCTCTTGGTAGGAAAGTCTCATCCAAATGTTTATGACATCGTTGCTGCTGGTCGCAGAGCCAGGGAGAACATGGACAACAGCGGAGGAACGCATCGCACGGCCCCCTATGTCATCGTCTATGAATTCTTGGACTACCCGACGAATAACATGGCTGATGCTGCGGAGATGCTTTACTTTATGATTCGCAGGAAAGACAAAGAGTTATTTTATAACTGGGATGACGCCAACCTTGAAAAAGGAAAAGAATTAGTGGCCCAGTTTTTAGAAGCAGCCAACAACAATCCGGCGATACTTGGAGAGCCAAGTGAGACAGCCGCCGATGTTCGCCCTAAAATCAAGCAAATAGCAGCCGCAATGGGTTGGGGTCCTGCCGAACATAAGTTGTTTGAGGTGCTGTGGATCTTGCTGGGAGGTGCCTACAACCAATACTTCAATTCGGTTGAGGCAGCAGAAGAATACGCAAACAAGTTTCTTGATGACCCCAGACTGGATTACTTTCACCAACTCGCTTCCGCATTGACTTTCTTGAAAGAGAACGGAATTACTTTTGATGACCTGAAAACCTCAAACATTATGGAGAAGAACGGTCAGGTTGCGATTATTGATGTGGGTTATTCTACTATAGAGGGGCAACCAGAGTTGCCGGAGGTCGAAGAATAAATGAAACTCATACTTGAAAATTGGAAGAAGTATTTAAACGAAGGAGTTTTCCACGTTAGGATAGAGGAACTAATCCCAACAGAAGAGTTGGGTCACGGCAAGGACCACGACTGTCCTAGTCAAGAGTGCGAGCAGCAGGTACAAAATAAAATGTACCAGATTGAAAATGGAGACTTTGAGCCGATAAGCGTTTGCAGCCAAAAGCCCGTTGTTACAGCAAAGTTGCAAGGGCAGGAGGACTACGAACCGACACCGAAGAGTGGCCAAGATGAACCCTTTTGGTATGTTGTGGATGGCCACCATCGACTTGAAGCCGCAAAGAGGCTCGGTGTGGAAAAAGTACCAGTGCAAAGGGTACAGTTATGAAACTCATACTTGAAAATTGGAGAACCTATTTGACTGAATCCGAAGAAGAAATCTACCCATTCCAGATTTATTGCGACCTGGACGGCGTTCTCGTAGGCTTCGAAGAGGGAGCTGCTAAATTAATAAATGAGGATTTAGCAGACCCTAGCCGCGTCCCCGAGGAACAAAGAAAACGTTACGATAAAATGATCGAGAAGTTGCGAGAACTTGGAAGGTCAGAGCCATTCCAAGTTACTCCTGATGATTTCAGTCTCCACAAAGAGATTAGAATCCAGGCCGTGCGCAACTATATGTATCCTCGCCTCCAAAACAACTTGGACTTCTGGACTAATCTGGGCTGGCAGAGGCCTGACGGTCTGGACCTGTGGAACTACCTTGAAGAACTAACGCCTGCTCCTTTTATCCTCACTGCTCCTATGAGAAGTGATCCCGAGGGTGGAGACCACCAGGGCAAGCGCGCCTGGGTCAATAGAAACTTGGGAATTGAAGATCATCGCACGATCGTGGAAAGAAACAAACATAAGTATGCGGTCAACGAGGACGGCAAGCCGAACATTCTTATTGACGACACACCCAAAAAGATTAATGCTTGGAAGGAAGCCGGCGGAATAGGAATACTTCACAAGCACGGCACCACTGACGCAACTATTGCTAAACTAGAGAACCTGAAAGAGGGTATAATAGACGATACCGATGAAGAGGTGAGCAGATGAAGAAACTAATTGAAGAATGGAAATACCGTATGAGTGAGTCCCGCAGCCGAGATCCTATCATCGCCATCTTTGGCCCAACCGGTTGTGGAAAGACAACTTACAAGAATCACCTCACGGGAAAAGGTTGGCGTCACATAAAGTCTTTCACGACACGACCTCCGCGCACTTTTGAGGAAAAGGAATACCATTTTGTTTCTCCAAAAGAATTCAATGACTTATTCAACCGCGGACTGATGATCAATACAAATCGTTATGACGGACACTACTATGGAACGAACATTAACGACTTCCATCAACCAGGGAAGGCGGTAATCATAACAGACATTTCCAGCGTGAGCAAATTGAATCGTTTTGCCGAACAGAACGGAAGGGACATTCGGTTTATGCACTGCGCCATTGATGACGCCGAAGAGTATGAGCGCCGTCACCACGCAAGAGGAACACCGGATCGTGTCGCTTTGATGAAGCGAGAAATGGAGAACGAGAACTTCAACAGAGTTCTTTCCCTCCCCGGAATCCGTCAGAAAGTTTATGTCTTGTACGACCTACAAGACTTGGATGAGTTTGTAGAGGAGATAGAAAACGAACCAGAGGCCTAGTTACTAACAGTATGATAAGAAAAATTGCTTCAATTTTGGTGTTGCTGACTATGTTGGTGATCCCCGTGTCAACTTCGGCAGAGCCACGTCATAGCGACATCTTCTTGATGACCAACGAATACCAGACTGGTCTAGCAAATCAACTTTTAATAGTTATTCAGCCTCACGACAATCTCAAATACAATAAGGATTATCCTTCCACTGCTCGCATAGCAAAGAAGCCCACCAAACTTAAAACTTACGGACTCTACGAGAAAGAACATTTCCTAGTTGAGAAGGATTACATTGTAGTCGTAATTCCGTTTGTTCCTTTGGAAGCGGGGGTTGAAGAAGTGAAGATAAGATTAAGTTATTCTCTCTGTAACGACGCGACTTGTATCGTGGAACGTGCGCAGTATACAGCGGAAGTGGAGATACATGACTGATTTCTATAAGGCTCTAGGCCTTAAGAAGAATGCCACAAAGAGCGAAATAAAGAAAGCATACCGCAAGTTAGCGCAGAAGTACCATCCAGATAAGAACCCCGACAATCCAGAAGCAGAAGATAAGTTCAAGGAGATCAGCGCCGCGTACTCAACTTTGAGTGATGACTCGCTTCGTCAACAGTACGACAATCGTGGCCGTCGCCCCCATCCTGGTAATCCCTTTGAGGGGTTTGAGTCAATCTTCCATGACATCTTCGGCCACCAGCGCCCCCGCCCAAGTCAACGTCAAAGGGTCAAGCACGAACCTACTGTGCGATTCACTATCCCCCTCAAGGACATCAAGGCGGGACCAATAAAACAGAAGTTCAAGATTCGTGAAGAAAAGTTGTGTGCCCCATGTGGGGGTGTTGGTGGAGACGAGATTGTGGAGTGTAGCGTGTGCGACGGCGAGGGGCAGGTTGAGCACACTCAACGAATGGGCGGGATGGTTATGAGCACGGTTCAAGCGTGCGCCCATTGTAGTGGTAGAGGGAGGGTTGTTCCTAACCCGTGTGGCAATTGCCGCGGCCAGGGTGTTATCTTTGAGGACGTTGTGTATCAGGCAACAATTAATTGCGAGAAGAAGTAGTCTAACCCTCTATAACGACCCAGCTCGCATTTTGTTTTAAGATTTCTTTATTTAGTTCGGCCGCTTGAATGTGAACGAGTGTGCCCGACTTGAGAGACAGCATCTTCCAGAAGTAACGTGGAGGACCAGCCTTCTTATAATACTCTACGAGAATGAAAGAGACTTGTGTCTCTTCGTTGTGAAGGAGGTCTCCAACTTTTAGGTTCATCTCTTTCTTCATCGCTATAAATAGTTCAGAAGAACAGAGTTATCCCGTCTCGACTGGTATTAACCAGTAAGAGTTGAAGCAAAGCTGCTTGCCGTTGGAAAGGAGGACAAAGTAGGTCTCTTCTTTCCCGTCTATTCTCACGATGAGGCCCAACCGATTGACGGGGATATCCCTATCCTCCACCCCGTCCTTGATGCGCACCAGCGCGCCAATTCCGAGAAGTTCAGTCCCGTCCGAAGTCATCTTGGATTCTTACGACATCATCCAGTTCGGGAGTGGATGCTTCGATCAGGTGAACGGACCCCTTCGCCGCACAAAAGCGATGGATTGTACCGGGCGTGATGTGAAAGCTATCATAGCTGCCGAGTTCGATTGTTTCCATGTCGTCGCCTTCTCCAATTTGGAGAGTGAGGTTCCCACTGATTACTAGGATGGTTTCATCTTTTACTTCGTGGTACTGCCTAGAAAGGCGCTTTCCCGATTCGATGTAAAGATACTTCCCAACATATTTATCGGTCTCGGCCCAAATAAGTTCGTGACCCCAGGGCTTCTCTACAATTCTACTCATTTATATCTCCCTCTTTCGCATTCGGCTAACCAGTATTAGGTCAGGCTCCTCCACCCACAAGGCTTCGTGTCTAAATTGCACTTTGTACTCCATAAGACACACATCGGTGTAGATGTCAATGATTACCCCTATTCCGTACATATCGTCGAACGGAGCGCGCAATTGGCGCATTTGTACTAGATCACCTATTCCCATTTTGTCTCTCAAGGCACCCCCGGCAGGATTCGAACCTGCGACCTACGGATTAGAAGTCCGTTGCTGCTATCCGGCTGAGCTACAGGGGCATAAGTATTTGCTGGAGTTAGAACGTGTAGTTTTGTAGGCCAAACCACTCGTTTAGTTCATAGTTGATTTCCTGTATGGAGAGGGCCTGAACATAAGACACATTGTTGTAATACTTTGATAAGTTGACTTGTTGCAGCGCCTCCTTTACTTCGTCCTTGTCGATTTTGAGGTACATTGTTGTGGTTTTGTACGGAACATCGCCTTGGATTTCGGCTGTCTTGCCACAGCTATGACCAAAGGTGATTATTGAGTAGTTTGCATCGCTCACGATTTTTTGGCCCTGCTCGTTCTTTTTTGGCAACACCTTTTTGATTAGCTTGTGGTCAGGGACTTGGATTTTCTGTCGTTGGTAGTCCCTCCGCTCCCAGATCTGAAAAACTGTATTCAATACATCCTTTTCCTTCTTTTCGCCGGATGAGAGATAAAAACAGTTCTTCGGCATTTCAATATCGGCAATCAGGTGGAAACTTTTGTCAAGAGAGTTGTGGACAGTCCACTTGCGCCAACTTTTTGGCACCAGATAACAAATGAATTCACAATGGCCAGCCGCATGGTTGAAGAACTTTTTAGCCAGGCTGGAAGCTCTGCCGAAGGGGGGATTCGTAATCGAAATCAGATTTTCACTTGCAAAGGCCGTCTCTAGATAGTCCCCAGCCTGCACCATGGGGTGCTTGGGTTCGATGTCAAAAGATACTATTTTATCGTCCGAGACACCTGCTCTGCGGAGCCCTTCGATAAATTCTCCCGTGCCTCCGCAGGGCTCCAAGATGACGTGGTTTTTGATGTCAATGTGTTTTTGCACTTCACGAATGCAGAGATCGACCACATCGGGGTTTGTATAGTACTGTTCTTTGCCTGTCGTGCGGGTGTTGGCGTAGGACTGCTTTGTCCTGTGCCCCTGTTTTACATTGTTCCTATTACAGGGCTTTTCCTTCTTGGTCATTGTAGATTTCTTTCCATTCGTTGAGGTTGTTTGTGTTAGTGTTCTTCCTCAGCCTCACCTCCATTAGGTCTTCTGACCCCCTATGGCCGATGCTGACCGATTCTAGGGCAGAGAACGTTGAGTCCCACTCCTTGCGCGATTTCTGCCAGATTCTAACGTGGTTGGGAAACACTCCTACTAGGACAATTTCTTTCCACCCTTTTTGTTTAGGGCGAATTTGGTTGAACCAGAGGTCAAACCTATGCTCCCCGTTTTTCAACTTTGAGACATCGGCTTTGGAAGTTTTCACTTCAACTTTCGTTTTTTTCTGCGCCCCGGCTTCCTTATATTCTAGGTCGCCCTCGTTGCTGATGATCTTTACCTCAAGACCCTTTGATCGCAAGAGGTCTGCGTATGCCAGGGTGCCAATCTTTCCCTTGCTGGCGCTAGCTAGCGAGAACCATTTTTCGTGTTTAGAGCCTTCCCACGCCTGCCTGTTGTCGGGAATGCTGTCAGCTATTCTTTTTGTAATATCGATTTTGTGCATGCTCTTTGTCTCCTGGAGGTCCCTCTCGGGGTCGAACCGAGTGCCTTTTCATTACAAGTGAAATGCTCTGCCAAGTGAGCTAAGGGACCCTACTTTTTTTCACTAACCTCCACTGGTCAGGGTTTTTTTTCACTTCGTGTCTCATTTTTTTTTCATACATCGAGACACGCTTTTGTTGCGTGGTATCAAAAAGATGCCAGAAGTGACGAAGAATTTTCTCATTCTCTACTGGAATTGAAAACCTATCGAGAATGATGTAGATGTCTTGATCCTGGCTTTCCTTCCGGGAATGTATAAGGAGATCCCCCGACTCAAAGCGAATAGATTTTTTTTTCATAACGCATCATCCCAATCGTCATGCTCAAAGCACCCGGCCATAACCAAGACGAAGCAAATTACGTTACACAAAAAATAAATCATTTCATTCCGTGGGGGCGGAACTCACAAGTACGAAAGCATTTCGCATGTGCTTCCACTGCACGCTGTCATAAGTATACACGGTTTCTTCGCTATTGTCAAACCATTTGACAATAAAATACTCATTTTGTTTACAAGACAGAACGAGGCCGCAGAACTCCCCTTCGTAACAAACCAAGTCCCCAGGCTGAAAAAAGGTGTAATGGTCAGTCGCGCACAACGGCTTCAAGGTCCGCGCTGTGGATTGTTTCTACGCGATCATTGTCAAACGAGACTTGAAAATCAACAGTGCCACCTGGCAGGCTCTTTGTTATACCCACGATGACACCCTTGTCACCCTTGCGGAGAAATTTTCCATTACGGGTGAGTCTTACTTTACTCCCGAGAGTCAAAGATCGCCTCCCGCACCTGCTTCGACATCGGAACAACTCCGAGCTTGCCGAGCTTTGCTGCCCTTCCGATGATCTGAAAGTTGGCGGGTTCCTCAATGCGAGTGGCCGACCAGTAGTGAGTGGGCTTCCCAAAGTAAGCGTGAGTTTCAGTCCACGCCTTGAGAGTCATCACATCATAACAGTCGCCATAGTTGTCATCCTCATCAACTCGTTCGATGAGACACACCTGGCCTTCCTTGAATCCCTCGTCTGTGTTGTCGAGGGCCACGATAACATCACCAATGTTCATTTTTTTTCATTCTCCAAAAACAAGGTCTTGGCACGATTGGCAAAGACCGCTGATTGTGTATTCCTTTCGCGATACTTCGTCTCTAAAATCGGTTGCCTTGGCCCCACACCCGAAGGGGGGATCAATACATACATCGGTACCGATTGCTCGCGTCCGACCCGAGTACCGGTCGAGAAACTTGACCATTTCAGGCGATTTTTGTGAAGGGTTAGCCATCCTTTTTTCCTTTGATAATGTCAAAATCTTTACGCAAGTTGTGAATGTTCATTGAAGGATAGCCATGCTCCTCATAATAACGAGGGGGCCTTCCGTTCGACCAAGTGACGAACACAGTTTCGTGGTTCCACTTGTTTCGGGTGATCTTATGAACGACGCCTGTATAGCTTTTCACTCGCGCGCCTCCATAGGTCGGGGACTCGTCACCGTTACCGACGTGTTGAATAATCAAATCACCGACTTCGGCGGTGCGTTCTTTGCTACCGAGCATTTCTAAATCATACCAGAAAGTTCAGGAGAAGTCAAGGATTTTTTTTTCATTTACAGGCTCCAACATTTCGGCCCAATACCTTACGACTTGACCTTTGTGGAGACACTCAAATTCTGGATACCCCTGCGTCATCAATTCTCGTAGTATGAGCATTGGCCGCCGACCTCCCGGGCCACGAAGCCTCGCCAAATCACCTGCTTTCACTGATAACCCTCATCGACCCTGTTGTCATCACTGGGCCTTTGCGGCAGTATCTAATTTCTCGGTCCATGTCCAACCACTTTACGTAAACATAGTCGGCGCAGGAATTGAGCACTATCCCCAAAGATGTTTCTTCCGTAAACCTGCCTTCAACTAGGTCCCCGACTTTCACTGATAACCTCTAACACTTCGTCGGTAGTAACTAAATCACGACCCCAAGGCAAGAGCACTTCTACAACCTCGTAGGCCGTGCCGTGCAGCACCTCATCGTGGGAGCAATCTTCGGACAGTCGTGGTTCAGATAGTACGAGAGCCTTTTCTTCTCCCGAGAGGTAGTCAACTATGACCAAATCACCGACTTTCACTGATGACTTCCATATTCAACGTGGATGACCAAGTTTCTCGCCCAAGACGGAAACAAAAATACCAAATGTGGCCACCTTCGATTTTTGTTATGAGTCCGGTCGGCCCCCCATCACCTTCGATGGGGTCGCCTCTCCGCGGACTGTTGCCGCCGACGTACCTAATCAAATCACCGACTTTCATTGATAACCTCAAAGGCATTTTTCGAGAGCCAGTGAACATACCCACCAAGAGCGGGGAAGGCGATTGCGTAGCGGTGCAATTCGTGGTCAAGAATGATGCCCATTCGCCCCTTGATTCGGTGCTTGAGAGGCTCCGCAACGTCGTGGAGGACCTCTCTGATGGTAGGTTGCCACGTACACAAAACTAAATCACCTACCTTCACGACGTCGCCCGAAGATAAGGAATCCCTGGCGGAAGTTCGCCACTAACGATTCCACCGTGTTTTGCGATGACCAGAGTAACCCTGTCCACTGGAACAAAGGTATAGACTGTGTGACACTGTATGGGGTATTCCATATCGCCTTTGCCGCATGCGCAGTATGGTGCCAGTAATGCTTCTTTTTTTTGACACCTGACTTCGACCGTTCGGTACCGTGTAGCGTTGTCAACGTGGGGCTCACAGTAATGACGCGACGATGCTTGGACATTCAGGGTAAAGCCGTCGGCACACACGATTTGCTCATTGTCATCTGTCGTGACCTTCACGACGTCGCCCGAAGATAAGGAATCCCTGGCGGAAGTTCGCCACTAACGATACCGCCGTGCTTTGCGATGACCAAAGAAACCTTGTCCGAAGGGACGTAGGGGTAGACAGTATCGCAGGGCCGCTCCGCGCTTTCTACGTAAGGCATCAGGAGGGGTTCTTCCTCGTTGGGGTATCCAACCTCCACGGCCTCGTAGCGTTCAGCATCGTCAATGCGCGGCCTACAATAGTGGCCCCCGCCCGCTTGAACGCTCATCGTGAAGCCGTCAGCACAGACGACCTGTTTGTAGAAATTCATTGCTTTGCTTTCCCCGATGTTCTTTTACCATCGTATCAAAGGTTTGCGCCGTTGTCAAGAGAAATCTTCTTGACCCGGAGATTTTTATGTTGCGGGGTAATCCTTGATTTTCGTACCACCACTATACCACCCCCGGGAGAGGATGTCAAGAGTTTTTTTTCACCTCCGCAGGCGAATACGTGTACGTAGGATGACGCGCGCACGTAGCAAAAAGCGTGCCAGATTTTTTTCTCATCGGCGCACTTTTTTGCGGCAAATTTTTCCAATAATTCTATATACTTGAATTGCGACGGCCCGTAAATCCCCGTAATCGCTAACGAAAAAAACTCTTTACAAAGGGGGTCGTTTGGGGTATTATGGTCGTTCGCTTTCACAAAAGGAATCAATCGAAATGGAATATCTACCTCTGGCTATGTGGCTCGGTGTGTACGCAACGGGCATCGGTCTTGCCCCCGCAATCGCAAGGATCACGCGCCGATGAACCTCACCACGCTCATCCTAGCCGGTGCCCTCTTTGGCATCGTGGACGTCGTTGACGAGAGCCTTATCGCCGTTGAAGTCCCCAACCCTCACACGGGCGGCGTGAGCATCATTCACGCGGACACGGAGGGGACCGGGTGCGTCTTTACCGAGGGCCAGGCCATCCCCATCGTCTTTGACGGCGACAACAATTTCGTCGTGACGTGCCAAAAAGTTCTTGACAAAGTTACCACCCCCTGATATACTGCTTGTATGAATGATCGTAATGGCTACCCCATCGGGAGCCTCGTTGAGACGACCCACGACTGCGCGGGTGTTCGTGGCGTGCGTGGGGTTATTATTGAGAGTTGGACCCCCACCGTGTATGACACACGCTCCTACACGGTGGCCCTCCAAACGACGGGGGAGAAGGCCATTTTTTACGCAAACGAAATCCGGCTTGTTGAACAGGAGGGGACCTCTTGACGATTGGGTCCCTTGTGGAGTTGGTTGGCGTCTCGGGACGCGGCGTCGTCCGCGGAATTGTCGTCAAATGTTGGGCAGGAGCGATGGACGAACCGCCATCGTATGCGGTCATTTCGCAAAGAACAGGCCACAAGGCCATTTTCTATGCTAGCGACCTTCGCCTGCTTGCGCCTGAAAAAAGTTCTTGACAAACAAAAAATAATTTGCTATTCTATGAATGTGAAGCTGGAAAGAGGCGATTTAGCCCGGCATACGGGGCACGATTCTGTGGGCGTTGTCATATCGCTTGACCCGCCAACTGCGTGCTGTGGGTATGAACCGTGCAATCATAGCCACGAAAAATACTACACGCCAATGGCGCGGGTGCTTTGGCAGACAGGGGACGATGCTGGAAGGGAAGGTGTCGTGCTTGCTTGCTGGCTCCGGGCTATCGATAATAACACACAGACAGCGGAACCAGTAAATAAATGAAAGTTGGTGACTTGGTTACACTGTCGGCCGCGGCCCGAAAGATTCAGGACGTTGAAATGCGCCATAAGCGGTTTTTTAGGGGTCCCGAAAGCAGTCATTGGCATCTTCGCGGTGATGATGCGGAAAGGTTCAAGGCTTATTGGGAGGGGAAGAATACAATCGTCGGCCTAATCACGAGGATATCGGAGCGGTCTGGTCGGACTCGCTGGAACTATCAGACGAACCGTTATGAGACGCCCACTAACACCCATTACCACGTTTCTTGGCAGGCAAACCCCAAGCCCCTATCGCCTACTCAACATCGGCGGGGCCACTTGAAGTTTATTTCGCGAAGTAAGAAGAGGTGATGCGTCTTTGCTTGCTAACACTGTCGCTGATGCTGACGGGGTGCTACGTCCCATCGGGTTATCATCGGGTTGATGCGCGCATCGTGAGCGCCTATCAGGTGGAGCACAGCTGCTATAATCGGCTGGATGCCGATGGCTGGACCCGAATCATCTGCCCAGAAGAACCTAAACAAAAACAACCACTTACAAAATAAATTCCTAAAACTTCATTTTTTTCTTGACCGGGGGGTTCAACCTTGCTATACTGGTTTTAGAAGTTAGGGAAGAAACGAAAGGAAAACAAAATGGGTTATCGTTCTGACGTCGTTCTCGCAATTGGTAAGGAGGCGATGCCTGCCTTTATGACCGCGCTGTCCCGCTGCCCGTCGGCCGCATCCTTCGTGTTCAAGGAGCACGATGACATGGTGAAGGACTACCAGGGCGACGGGAATATCCTTGTGCGTTGGAGCGGTATCAAGTGGTACGGCGATGGCTATCCCGAGATTGACGCCATCCAGGCGTTCGTTGATAACCCCGAGCAGTTCTTGCCCGACGAGCCCCTTGAAGGCGACCCGGACATTTACGATTGCTACAAGTTTGTTCGCATCGGAGACGAAACCGAGGACATCGAGCAGCACGGTAGCGGGTTCTGGGACATTTACGTCTCGCGGAGCATTGAATTCTAGTGCGCCCGGGTAGCCTAGTGCGAACCAAGCTCCCGTTCTGGGACGTCCCCAGGGACTCCATCGGCCTTGTTGTGGCTGTGGAGGATAAACCCGGGGGTCCCGTCTGCGTCGTGACGCTCGCGAAGCACGGCCCCGCGAGTCCGGTGCGCTATGACGCCCAGCACCTAGAAGAAATCAGCAACCGATGAGGGTTCGCATTTTTCTTTTGGCCGCGGCCGCTTTCTTCTTGACTTTCCACTGCACCTCTGCTATGATGGGCGTATGAAAGTCGGAGATTTGGTGAAGGCGACGAGCGGCCCTATCGCGGGGATGGTGGGGCTTGTGGCCAGCATACGCCGCACCCCCCACACGTCCACAGCCGATGTGCTATGGGCCGATGGTAGCCCCCAAACCTACATCGCCACAAAATATCTTGAAGTAATACAAAAAAACTCTTGACAACCCCTCTCGCCTCTGCTATGATGGGTATACAAGGTTGAAAAAGGAACAAACAAATGGCTGTTGAACTCGCCAACCACATTCACGAAATGACCAACGCGGAGAAGAACTCCGTCGCCAAGTTGCGATTCACGGACAAGGCGACGCAAATTCGCCTCGCGCAAGACCGATACCTACTTTGTCGCAAGTATCTCGCGCTCAATCCGAACCTTTGCGCCAAGGCCCGCGACATTCTTCTAGCCGGGAAGGCGAATAGCGTCAAGGTCAATTTGATGGTCGCCGGCCACCTCAACGATGCGCCCGATAAGATTGCGGATGTCTATTACACAGCGCGCCGCCGAGGCATCGCCTGGTGGTGCATGTCGTGGTTTACCCGGGGCTCCTATTGGAGCGGCTGCGGTGACGTCCCGAACACGCCGACGAAGGTGTTGCAGGACATCTACGATACGACCCTCTCCACAATCGCCACCGGGCGCGCTGGATACGGCGCAGAGCGCACCCTCCTTGAGTGCGTGAGCCACCCCAACGCGCCGCTTGAAATGGCTCTCCGAGCCTCTACGAGCGAAATGGAGAAGGTGAAGCAGGCCGGGTTCACGCGTCTCGTTGAGATTGAGAAGGCGAAGCAGGCGGCTGCGTGATGCAAGTTCAAGTGGGCGACTTGGTACAATACCACCGCAACGCCTTTGACAAGGGGGAGAGGACCGCGATGGTCGTCGGCTTACGACCGATTCACCCCGGGCCGAAGCTGGAGGGTGCCCCCTTCTGGGCCGAGGTGCGCTTTGCCGACAACCCCCATCAACTCGTCACCTGTAAGGTAGACAACTTGCAAGTAATTTCAACGAGTTAGAAAATAAATCCTCAAACCTTCATTTTTTCCTTGACCTGACCCCAAACCTTTGCTATTATGGTTGTAGAGAGTGAGGGAAACGATGAAGCGCAAGCGACGAGACAAGAAGCGTGACCCCGTAGCCCTGGCGATGCTCCTCCGAGCCGCCAAGGCGGGGAAGCATCCCAACCGCAAGAAGCGTGCCAACAAGCGCGCGTGTCGCAAGAAGGTCCAACCGTGAAGGCGGGCCAGTTGGTGAGAATCAAGCGCGCTAGCATCGGCGCGCCGGCCGGCTCCATCGGTCTGATTACAAAAGTTCTTCACTCGGAAGAAACTTTCGGAATTTACAGCGTTAGCATTATCGGGGCCCGGCAAGGATTGCGCGAAGTGAGGCGACTCGGCGCGGACTTGGAGGTCATCAGCGGATGAAAGTCGGTGACTTGGTAAAATACAAAGATACTTTCAAGGGGTACGAAGGTTTTGTCGGCTTGGTTATCGCCACCAATGGCGAAGGCTTTGACGTTCAGTGGTGTGGTCGAATACATAGTCGCTTCACCGTGGAACTCCCCGAATTTATTGAGAAAATCGAACATGAATCCTAGTATCATCCGGCTCGCTGGTAAGACCTACGTTGCCAACGGTGCGCTACATGAGGCGTGGGAAGGCATCACGCTTGACGAAGCAAAAGAACTTTACCCTGTAAAGAAGTTTGTTCCCAAGCCTAAACCAGAGCCAAAAAAGAATGTTTGGCAAGTGGTATCCAGTAAGGGCGACAAGCATTACACCGTAACCTACCGTAATGATTCGTATTCTTGCTCTTGCCCTGGTTATGGCTGGCGTCGCAAGTGCCGCCACATTGAAGGGGTAAAAGCCCAATGATTACAAGGGGTTCGCTCCTTCATACGGGGATGGTTCACGGACCCGGTTGGTCATCCAAAGAAACCGGGGGCGAGTTTTTCGTAGCATTATCAGATAGTTACATCGAAGCCGGCGTCGAAATGGTGGAAGTCCTGCTCCCCACCGGACGCCAAGCCATCGCAGCCTACGTTTTCGCTGTAATTTCAGAGGGTTAGAAAATAGTTTATTTTTTTCTTGACTTTCACAGCCAACCTGTTATACTGGTTGTAGGAAATGAGGAGAGCGATGAACGCGATGAGAAAGTGCGTGGGTGATTTCTTTGACGATGCCGGCTGCCATTTCGCACGCCACGATTGCGACCGAACCGCGGCCTTCTTCGCCACGCTGGCCGAAGTTGTTGACCCCGCGCGGGTTGCCGATGGCTACGTTTCACGATGGTAGCCGGCCCGGTCGCAATCAAGAAGGGCGCACTGGTTCGCAGTCTGCCTGAATTCGCCCGCGAGACTTGGGCGACCGCTGTTGCTGTTGAAGATTCTTATGTCGGCCTGCGCGACGGAACACCAGTGGTGCGCCTATACGCCGCGGGCCGCATCTTCACTCGCCTGGTTCGTCACGTTGAGGTAATTTCCCAATGATTACAAAGGGCTCGCTGGCTCGCTACATCAACCCGTTCGCTGCAACCCGGGACTCGTCACGTCCAGGCGCGGGGCATCGTCTGGGACTGAATCGCGACGACATTTACCTAGTAGTTTCAGACCCTTACCCCAACCGCCATACATTCAACGGCGCATGGCGCTGTAAGGTGCTGGTCAACGGCCGCGAGGTCATCGTCGAAATGAAGAACTTGGAAAAAGTTGAATGATGTCCGGGGTTTAGAAAATAGTTTCTTTTTTTTCTTGACTTCTACGTCAAACCTGTTATACTGGTTATAGAAAGTTGAGGAAGGGCAACAATGAAAGTCGGTACCCTCGTTCGCAACCGCTACGCCATCCCGCGGCCCTGCGGCAATCACGTTGCGCCCGGTCACACGGGCGTCGTTGTCGCCGTCCGCGAGTCCGCACAGAAGAACCGGGCCGGTGTGCGTGATGTTTGGGTTGATGTCGTCCTAACCGTTGATGGGCAGACTGTCCACCGTCACCTTGACCATCCCGCTACGTTTGAGGCGATTGCATAATGATTTCAATAGGTTCCCTGCTTCGCTTCAAGAACTACAATGGCCCCTTGTGGGAGACTGCGATTGTGTTGCGCTCTTACTTGTGTGAGAACAAAGATTGTTGTGATTGGCCCGGGCCACGCCGGACGAGGCCCCGC